CATTGATTATACCATCTATTACATCGGCAACATTACTAAAATCACCGCCAACAAAAGCAACATTTGTAATTTCATATGTTTCACCAATCACTAAATTACCACCAGTTATTGTTGTTCCCGAATTACGTGAAAAATTCATTATAAGTTCTTTACCTAAAATAATATTTCCTAGATTATTTACTCCATCGTCACCATACAATGAGTCATAAAATGTGCCATAAGTTCTACCAGTTAAATTTTCAATACTTGTATTATCCCAATTAAAATATTGAGTATCACCTAAAGTATTATTTTCAAATCGGTTACCAATTTGGTTATTATTAAAAAGGTAAGAAATACTATTACTTTCAAAATATTCACCTATTGTATTATTGTAGAAATAATCACCAATTAATTCATTATCGTTAAATTCATTTCCAATGTGATTACCATAAAAATCATATCCTATATTTTGATTATAACTAAAACCATTACCAATGACATTTTTATAGAAATTACCATTAGCAAAGTTATTGTTAAATTGATTACCAATTTGGTTATTTTGGAAATCTTGTCTAATGGTATTATTATTAAAATTATTTCCTATTCTATTTCTATAAAAATTAAAATTACCAAGGTTATTAATGTCGCCAAGTGTATTACCACCATAGTATTCACCAATTGTATTATCATAAAACTCACAATAAATGTCATTTTGATAAAACCCGTTACCAATTAAATTACCATAAGCCCCCCAATAAATGTTATTTAGATTAAATCCGTTACCAATATCATTTTTATAAAATTGTTCTTTAATTTTATTTTGGTTGAACTGATTACCGATTTCATTATTTTGAAAATCTCCGCCACTTATTTCATTATATCGGAAATCATTCATAATATTATTTCTGTAAAAACTATTTTGAACTATATAGTTGTTATAAAAGTTTTCACCGATTCTATTATATTGGAAATTTGAGGTAATTCTATTATTGTAAAAATAATTTCCAATAACATTACCATCAAAATCATCGTCTGTTATATTATTATAGAAATCGTTACCGACAGTATTATTATAGCAGTCATCAAAAAATGTATTATTAAAACATCCATCACCAAATTTATTACTAATAAATCTAGTATGAAAAACATTATTTGCTAAAATAAAGTCATTTTCATTCCATTGATATAAGTTAGCGTGATTCCCAATATAATTGTTATAGTCATTATCACCGTTAAAAGTATAATACTCCTCAAATAATAAAGTTGGATCATCTACGTTGTTTTGGTAGTAACTACTATATTCATCCCAATCGGCGGAGTACATTTTTGTACCAAAAGACAAAGTAATGTTTGTCAATCCAGTGATAGTCATTTCAGTATCACTTACAACATTTGTTACTCTATAAACCCTGTATTCATTATTATTTGTATCAAAACCAACTTCAGTGCCTAAACTTATACTTAAAAAATTAGTTCCTGTACCTGAAACAACCATTTCTGTTGACGAAACAACAGAAACTTCAACAGTTCCTTGATACGGATTTGAGAAATTAATTTCATAATATCTATATCTTTTGAACAAAATTGTTCTATGATCATAATCTGTTCTATTATTAAACTCATCAATTCTTTCGGTAATTCTACCTTTAGCAGGACTTCCTGTTCTTTCCGTTGCAGCGAATGTGATGTCATACTTGATCTTATCATTAGGATATGAAGGTTGATAAGCATTTTCATCCAAAGTAGAGCTTGAAATTGCAAATACAATGATTGGTGCTATTTCTGCGGTTTTAGAATTACCTGATGTTATTATTGGATTACGATTATAATCATAATCAGGTTGGTCATAACAAGTTTGGAAATCTGTTATAAGATAATAACTTCCTGTAGTCAATGTTCCACCTGTTACGAGTGAAAGCAATTCTAAATAAGTTACTTCAGTAACTCCTCCGCCACCCGAAGTGCCACTAAAATTAAGTGCCGAAATATTTCCTGTTATGTTTAAATCAACATCAATTGTTATTGCTGATGTAATATATGATGTTATATTATCTACTCTTAATGTGCTCATTTTTTTATTTTTTTTAGATTATAGTCAATACTGAACCAACACCAACCGTGACTGTTCCCGATAAAGAAACCGGTCCCATTGCGAACGAATTAGTGTTATTTGGTATATTAATATTATTTGTTATTGTTTGGGGGTTTGAAAATAATTCAGCGTATACTTGTCCCGAAACATCTAAAGTTACACCACTTTGGGGGATTTTATTTATACCAATCTCCCCGTCACTTGAGATTGTTGCTCTTGGTGTGTTATTTGTAATAATATCAAAACTATCATCATTTTTAGTACCTAAAACACCACCATTTACACTATTACCTGATACTGACCATCCACCAATTGTCCCAATGTTATAAGTTATGTATATATTGTTGCTCATATTGTTGTACCCATAAATATAACAGAACAAGGTAGAATGTTATTATTTTTTGAATTAATAGTAACATTTAGTTGATCTCCTTGGTTAACTGTGAATGGTAAAGATATCGGAGCACCATTTAATAAATATGTATAACTATTCACATTGTTAATAACTATATTATTATACTCAGATTTATTTAAAATTGTTGCAGTATATGTTAAAGTTTCATCTACAAATGTAAAATTTATTGTAATGTCTTTTTTCTGACCGTATATACCCTCAAACGTTTTTGTAGTAGGCATTTGTTTACCTTCCTCTATTTCAGTGAATAAAATAGTTCTGTTAATTGCCGGCACAACTTTAAAATCTTCCTCATTTAATAAATAACCCATTAATTTAATTGTATATGGTTGTACATAATATTTTCTTTGTTCTAAATTATCTGTCTGACTTTCATCACCGATAGATTCCAATGTTAACGGCATAGGATGACCATTAACATTTAGATAACATTGTCTTGCCGAAAACGCCCTTTGAATTTTAGCATTTAAAACATTTAAATTTCTAATTGCTTTAGTGAAAAATCTTACTTCATACTGTACGTCTACTGCAATTGGTTGTGGTATTTTATAAATGTCATAACCTTCCCTATTACCATCAGTTGTAGGAACTTTCATATAACCCCAAGTCAAAAAACCTGGAATATTATAATTATTACCGTGTGTAGTACCTTTTTGAATATCAATTTTTCGTGTAATAACTATAAATGGTAAAGTTATATTACCAAATTCGTCAGTATTTTCCCAAGTCGTATAAAATTCGTGCCACCTTTGTATTGAAACTATATAAACCGGAACTTTATTACCTTCAACAACAATTTCTAATTGTGTCTTAACAAAATCAATAAATTGTCTATCCATATCCTCATAGGTGATACCTTGAGGTAGATATCCTTGACTATCTGCAATATTATCTAATAGATGTTGTCTTTGATCATAACCCTCAAGTTGAGTTTCGTATTTTAAATCTTTTCTAAAATTTTTAGGTACTGCCATGATTATATTCCTTTAAATTCTGAATCGTTAACTGGTGTACATGTTATTGTCCTAAAAAATCCTCTGTACCCTTTATTTGTGTGTTGATTATCAAAATAAACCTTACCATCGTTAACCACAGTAAAATACTTCAAACTAGTTTCACTGATAGGATACGCAATAAAATCACCATATTTTATATCCACATCCAACTCATCCAATAATGCTTGGTGAACTGAAAATATTAAATTACCGATCTCTAAAAATCTAAAACTCGACTTAGGACCATAAGACTTATTTTGTGGGGGTTCTATTTTAACCAATCCCGCAAGTTCTACTGGCGGTAAATATCTTATTTCTTCAACTGTAGATTCACCATAAATGTCATCTGCATTACTTTTATCCCTATCAACTCTATATAAAATAACCGTCATATTCAGGTCACCTTCTATAAATTCGCGTGATAAATCGGTCTCTAATTGAAAATCTTCATCGGAAAAAAACTTATTTAGACGTGTTACGGGAATTTTTTTGTTATTTTCGGACATCAATGTTTATTTATTGATAAATATTTATTTTTTTCTTATATTTTAATAATATGATAAATTTAGATGAAATAAAAAGTAGGGAGATCTTAAATAGGTTAAAAACCTACGAAGGGAATAATCCTTATATCAAACACCTTAAAAATCAAGTAAATAGAGGTGAATCTAAATTGACTGAAAGTCAAATAGAATATATTAAAAATAATTACGAAAAAGAACCAATCGAACTTAATAATGTTATTGGTATAACTCCGTTTTTGGCTGAAGAATTACAAAAAAAATATGAATTAAAAACCCCAATAAATAAAGTTTTAGTTGAATTTTATATAGGTGAGAGTGAATTGGCATATCACGTAATTGGTAAATTTTACAAAAACCAAGAAGAGTCAAAGACATTTTGGTTACCAAAAACCCAATTGTCTGACGACATTTTTTATAAAAAATCTGAGGTTAATGTAGAATTTCAGAAATATATTGATATGGATAAATCTAAAAGAACTCCGTATGAATATCAAAAAGAAGGGGTTAAATTCCTGTTAGAGCGTAAAAAATGTGTTTTGGCGGATGATATGGGTTTAGGTAAAACCTATCAAACCATAGTGGCGGCACTTGAAAGTGGTTGTAAAAAAATATTAATTATTTGTCCCGCATCCCTTAAATTAAATTGGAAAAAAGAATTATTAAATTTTGTTAATGAGGATGAAATTAGTGTAATTCAAGGAAGTAATTGGGACCCTAAAAAATTTACTATCATAAATTATGATATTTTAAAAAAATTCCATACTGTAATAGATAAACGTAAAAATTATAAAGAGTGGGAAATTTCTAAAGAAATAATAAATGAAGGATTTGATTTATTTGTTTTAGATGAAGCACATTCCATTAAAAATAGTAATTCAAATAGATCTAAGATTGTTATGGATATCAAAAAACACATAAATCTTGAATATATTTGGTTATTAACAGGAACTCCCATATCAAATAGACCTATCAATTATTTTAACATATTAAAACTTATAAATTCACCTTTAGGTGAAAATTGGCAATTTTATGTTTTAAGATATTGTAACGGTAAACAAATAAGATTGGGTAAGACTAATAAAAAGTTTTGGATTACTACAGGTGCTAGTAATTTAGATGAATTAAGTCAAAGAACCAGAAGTTTTATATTAAGGAGAACTAAAGAATTACATCTTGATCTTCCTGATAAAATTAGAACCCCCGTGTTTATTGAACTTGAAAATAGAAAAGAGTATGAAAAGGTATTTGAAAAATACCTTGAATGGAGGAGAATTAATGGAAAATCAACTAACGTCGCTCGTAAATTGGTAGAACTTACATTATTACGTAAATTCTTAGCAATTGAAAAAACTGATTATACTATTGAATTAGTTGACAATATGTTAGATCAAGATAAAAAAGTTATTATTTTTACAAATTATAAAGAAGAAATGGATATATTTGTAAAAAAATATGGTAAATCTTGTGTTTCAATACATGGGGGTACTAAGATGGAAGAAAGACAAAAGAACGTTGAATCATTCCAAAACGACGAAAATATTAAAGTTTTTGTTGGTCAAATAATGGCTGCGGGTGTTGGGTTAACTCTAACAAAGGCAGAAGTTGTAGTTTTTAACTCATTGGATTGGGTTCCAGGAAATTTAGAACAGGCGGAAGATAGGGCTTATAGAATTTCTCAGACAAAGAATGTAAATGTTTATTATCCAATATTTGATAATACGGTAGATATGATAGTATGGCAAGTATTAAATAAAAAGAAACAAATAATCAATCAAATTATGGATGATACTGACGATAGTTTTGTTGAAATTTTTAAATTATTAGAAAACGATGGAAATTAAAATTTACGGATCAAATGAATGTCCTTATTGTAATTCATTAAAAAAATACCTTAAAATACTTAGAGTACCTTTTAATTATGTTGATGTTGATTTACAAGAAAATGAAAAGGAATATTTAACTGTTATTAATAAATTAGGTCATTACAATATCCCTGTAATTAAAATTGACGATAAATTTATGTCCCCTGACATAGACTTTGAATCAATTCCTGAGGCGGTAAAAAAAGTATTTAAAGAATATCAAAAATTTAAAAAAGAAAAAGTTAAAAAAACATAGGTAGATTTTTATTTTTATGTAAATCTCTTAACTCATTATCTTTTGCGTAAACAATTTTTTGTATTCTACTGATTAAATCGGGGTCTTGGTTTTCATCAAAACCTGTACCTAACCCACTATCGGTCATTAATTTATTTTTTATAGAAACTAAAGTATCTATAGTTTCTTGATCTTCTATTTCCTCCAAAGCCGACTCTATATATCTAATTGCGTCTGCCATAGCTTGAACACAAGATTTTAAGTTCATTAGAGAAGATTTTTTTCGATGGATATCGTGATATTCCAATAAATTTTTACGAACACTATTTTTAATCATATTTATAAATATTTATTAATAAATAAAAAATACATGGCTTGTATATCCCAAGAAGAAAAACTTTGTTTATATGAAGGAGTTAGACACGAATTAGGTGCTCCCATAAGAAAAATAGAACTAACAGACGAAATGTTGGACACCTATTTAAAGTTTTCTATTGAAGATTATGCGGAATACGTACAAAATTGGTTAATAGAACATCAATGGTTTTCTTTATTAGGAAAATCTGTAACACAAACCGATTTTGCATTTGCTTTAACTACAAGATCAATGGATTTTGTAGATTCATTTACATATGCCTATTCAAAAATAACAGGAAATCAAACACGAGGACCTTGGGAATTAAAAAAGGACTATGTAACCGTCACACCAAACGTACAAGTCTATGAAATTCCTGCAGGTAGAGAAATAAATGAAGTATTGTGGATGACGCCACCATCTATAGATCATGCCCTTTATTCTTATTATGGTTTCGGTGGATATGGTGGATTTGGTTTTGGGGCAGGTTTAGGTACAGGTGCGCAAACTGGATATGGTGACGGCGGAGGTGGAGGATATGGTGTGGGTGGTTATTATTTAGCGCCAGCATTTGATATTTTATTGAGATCCCAAGACTTTAACTTAAAACAAAGAATGATACGCGGTGATTTAACTTATAAAGTTACTGCCGGACCTAATGGGACAAGATTATTACACTTATATTCAACACCCGATAGTAAATTTACATTTGGTTCAGGACCCGGAACATCATTAGTTGGTTGTCAAGTATGGTATCACTATTACGATACAAACCCTGGTGATATAGATAAATGCAGGGCAGAAAATTCAGATATCATTAAATTACCAAATGAAGTTCCACTTTCTAAATTAGATTATTGTGATTTTAATGAACCAACTAAAATATGGATTCGTAAATACTTGGTTGCTAAATCTAAAGTAGCCCTTGGTAGAGTTAGAGGTAAATTTGGAGGTGCTTTAAAAGCGCCCGATGCTGAAGCAACTATGGATTATCAAAGTTTATTAGATGAGGGTAATAAAGAAATAGAATCATTAATGACTAAACTTTCAGAAAGATTAGTTAATCTAACTACCACTAAGCAGTTAGAAAGACAATCACAAGAGGCTGAATTTTTAAATAAATCACTTACATTTAGACCATTGCCGATAATGGTTATATAATATGGGTTATACGATAAATAAAAAACAATATAACGAATTTATTGATTATGCATTAAAGACAGGTTTTGATAATGAAGAATCTGCAAAATGGCAACTTAAAAATTTAATTAATTTATTTAATAAATTACCTGACACAATTAAATTATATCGTTTAGTTTTTTTAAGTAAAAAAAGTGATTTAAGGAAAGAAGAGCTGGGTAGTCATTATGTTTTAAATAAAAGAACATTAATTCAGAATCACTATGATAAAATGTTATATAATTATTCTGAATTTGAAAATTCTAAACCATACATGATGACTGTTGAGACATCAAAAAGTAAAATAGATTTTTACGAAACTATTAGAAATAATTTAGCATATCCTAACGAACAAGAAATTACGTTAAAAGATAAAGGAAAAGGAATAAAACTTATATCTTTAGACAGTTTGGTTCGTTGATTTTTTATTTAACATATAGTTAGGATCAACCTCTATACGATCCCAAAACTCGACCTCTGACTGTTCCATACTCATAACATCTCTCTCTAAATCATCTTGATCTTCAGGATCGTTAGGAATACCTGCAACTAATTCCATTTGTTTTTCCGTAAAATATGTTCTTTCTTCGGGATCATTAATTAAAATTTTATCCCTTATTTCGGGGGAAAAACAAACTAATAAAGGTTCTATTCGCTTATTAAACGCGTCAATATATTTTGTTATATTATAATTTATATTTTTAGTATTCTCAAGATTATCCTTATCAACCAATACACAATTAAAAATTAATTCAGTTTGACCTGTCTCTTTATTTTTCTTTGATTGCACGTCACCGTGAGATTTTTTAGTCCCTGTATTTACGTAATAAACTATATCACCCAAATTAACTTTAACATTTTCTTTAATTAAAAGTTCCATATGTGCCTGTTTAGGTAATGGATTACCTTTGATGTTTACCTCTTTGGATCTTTCAATATAGTCTTCTATTGTCTGTTTGACTTTAGATTTAGAAGCAATTTTTATTAAAGAAATTTCTTTATTAAAAATCTTATCTATGTATTCATAATATAAATCTAAAAATTCCCTACCTTTACCTTCTAATAGATGTCTAACTCCTGTGTCAATAAATTCTTCAATATAAACTGGTAGTTTATTTGATTTTAAAGTATTACCCACAATCTTCACCTCACCATCAATTAAGTTCGCATAATTTTTACGGGCAAGATTAATTGTTGATTCGCAATATTCGTCAATATTAAGTTCCATCACACCTTTCATATAGAGTTCATTAAACTCGGCAATGTCGGCAGGTACACCTGTCAGTACTTCACCTTTTTTATAATTCTTGTGAGTACCTTTGGCAGTATAACTATGAGAATCAATATCAATTGGCATAATAAAGTTAAAACCGTCAGTATCACCTACAATAGGATCATAACCTTTATCCATAAAAAATTTAATCATTAGTCTTAGATATTGACGACCCGTACAAGTAATCATTTCACCAACGTCAGTATCACCCCAAGGATAAACATCAGGGGCAGAAACAGATCCGAAATTACTATTGTTTAGAATTTTTAATGGCAACTGCTTTCTATCGTATAATTTAGCCTTTTTATTATCACCTTTCTTTTTTGCCTCTTTCATTTTCTTCTTATAAAAGGCGCGACTATCAAAAATGTATTGTAGAAACCCTTTTAACGCCTCTGTAATATCTACGTTAGGAAATACATTATGTGTTAACTGAATAGAAGGATAAAGTGAACCGTAGTCAAACTTAACAATCCTTTCAGAATAACCAAGTTTTATTAAACGAGATAGTCCACCAGTAAATTTACGTTTAGGTTGATACGATGGAATTGCCAATCCATTCTCATATGACCAACCAAGCATCAATGTTTTCCACAATGCGGCAGTTCCCATAGTTGAAGTTCTTTGTAGAGTGGACGGAACAATTTTAGAAAGGAGAAATGTTGCTTGATTATAAATATAATCAATCTGTTCAGTTTCCCACAAGTCATCTAAAAGATATCGAGTAACAAGATATTCCCCTGTCACAATATTTTCATTTTCATTTAATATTTCACTACCTTCACGCTTTCTATATTGACCATTACTATCGTCCAAAATAAATTCTTCCTGTGAATTCCAAAGACCGGCAATACTTTGATGAGAAATATATATACGATTTGTTTTTGCTATACGTTCAAATTTGGTGATGTATTTCAAACCTGTTTCTTTAATATTGGAGTTGATTGCCGCCGCTCTTCTAACTGCATGCCAAATATCCATAATATTATAACCCCACATTACTGTTTGTTCATAATATTCCATTTCGGCGCCCATTTTAAGTGTGGCCTTCTTTCTTTTAAAATCTGAATCATATTTTAAAGTACTGGCAATCCTTTCTATTTGTTCACCATGAATTGCAGTTCTTTTAATGATAAAATCCCAGTCAAAGTTTTCTGAGTTATAACCACAAATAATAGCAGGTTTAAGATCGTCAATAATTTCAAATAAACGTTTAATTCCGTCTATTTCTTTATTTTCATTTTCTATTTTTATTACTTCTTCAAAACCTTTATTATCCTTAACACCAATTTCAAAAATATATGAATTTTCAGGATAAAGTCCTGTGGTCTCAATATCAAATGTTAGACGATGAACTTCATCATAATCTTCCATTCCCTTAAACAAACGTTTACCTGTCTGTATTAGATACTGCTCCGTAGTGCCAATAGTTAAAAATAAATCTCTATTATCACCCGGATTTAATCCCCCACGTTTAAAAAACTCTAATAAACGGCTATAGGACTGTGTAGTATGAACTATGTAGATATATCCATTTTCTAAACGTTCTACAGTATCTCCATCCGAATCCTTATAAGTAAGTTCTTCAATTTCAATACCATACTCCCTCATTTTGGCATTTATTTCTTTGCGATTTCCCTTATAAAGTTGTCTATAATTAAATTTTTTCATCCACAAAAATGGTTTAAATTTATGTTTTTCAATAAATTTACCGTTTTTAGGATCATGTATAATCAAATGGACATAGTTATCCATATAAGTAGATTCTACACTTACAATATATTTTTGAGGATCACTACCTTCAAGAAACAGTTCAAATACATTTTTATCCATACAGGACAAAGATACGTATAATTTTCAAAAAAAACAAATAGATTAAATAATATTGATATAGAGTTCTTCTCTAATTGGAGCTTTTAAAGTTCCTGTACCATCTAAAAAATCAATTTTAAATTCACCTACAAATCTACCAGTTTTATTGGTGTCAATTGATCTCCATTTATAAACAATATAATATTCTTCAGGTATAATGTCACCACAATCCGATAATTTTTTAACCAATTGGCAAGGTCTACAAGATATTTTTTTAGTCCCATCTTTCTCATTTATCATCGTAAATGTAATATCCGCATTTTGTATTAATTCATGAAAATGGTGATAATCGTTACGACCATCTTGAATTAATTCCACTTTCAATAATGGAAGTTCACTATCTTTTTTTATATAAAAATTCATCATATCAATTATAAATATCTTTTTCCGCGTTATAGTTACAACGTATTTCAGTTACGTCTAATGGAATATCATATAATCTAAATTTTTGAATTCCACCAATAAATGTACCCGCAAAATATTGTTCTAATAATAAATTTTTGTCTTCAAGGTCAGGTCCGTTAAATGTTTTACTTTCTACTAAACCTTGAGTTCCGCCACCAATTGAGATATTGTATGGGACACCCTCTACTTTGTATTTTGATTCGTCAAAATCTCTAAATAAAACCTCATCAAAATTATGGACAACAAATTTTAAATATCCGTTAACAAAAAACAATAATTTCCCTTTTCTAAAATTAGGATATGGTGGATATTTCTCACTTTCAACACAATCTAATTTAGAATCTCTTTTAAAAACTATTGTTACGTGTGTCCATACGTTATCTTGAACCATTCCACTTATTGAATATTCTTCCACAATGCTAATACCAGAAACTGAAGTGCCAGTAATTGCCACACAACAATCTCTACAATTTGCTGTATAAACTATTTTTCTGTATCCTATAGAACCATCATCCTTTATTCTAAAACCTAAATTATTATCGATTATATCGGCTTCAGGATCTTTATTATAAATTGTTATTGCACTAATTGATTGACATTCTGTTTTTGCAGTACTGACCGAAAAACCATTTATTTTTAAATAGTCACAACTACCATTACAACCCATAGAACCACAACCGCCACATGGGTCACCACAATCTCCATATACGTCGTATGGGTCAAAACAAGGTTTAGTGTCCCCTGTAACTACGTTTTGTGTTTTAGGTGAACAACTAGCACAACTACAATTATTGTATAAAAACGAATTTTTATCTAATGGGTCATATACTCTAGGTATAGGTGTAATAGTTGTCAAACCATCACAAGTGGTATATCCACTTTCACCTGAAAATAAATTCCAAAACTTATTTTCTGCACGAGCACCTAAATAAAAGAAAAATCCTTTATTATTAGGATATGTCTCATTTAACGTGCTTGAGTTAGTACAATTATCTCCTTTATTCAACCAAAATTCTACAGTCCATCCAGATTCATTTCTTTTGGGTAAAACTTGATAATCAAATCCTTGTAACTTCCAAAAACCTTGAAAGAATCCTCCACATAAATTTATAAAATTACCTGAAGAACCACTTAATAACGACCAATCATAATTAAATGTTTCACCCGAAACATTTTTTAAAAATAATCTACAATCACCACTAAGTATATTAAGAGTTTCTCCTGTTATATTTGTAGTAAATCCATTATCTATTCCTGTAAGACCAATATCACATAACGTTAATCCGGATACAGGTAATATAGATTTGTCCCAACAATTTAAACTAAAAATTGTATTTCCTGAAATACAATTAGGATTATTAAAATCAAAATACGATATTAATGATGAACCCGATATTATTGAATTACAATATAAAACTTCTTTGTTAAATAATCTTTCATCGTAACATAAAAATAAATCCCAATAATCACTATTGGTTAATTTTATATCTAAATTATTAAAATAATAGTTTTTTATGTTACTCATTTTAGAATGAATTAAATTTACTTCTTCTCCATGTATTAGGTGAAACACATAAATACATGTAATCACCATCCCATATTATATCACCAGTTGAACCTGAATAAGAAGATGAAGGAGGGGCAGATCCTTGTTTTATAGTTAATTTGTCTGTTTCTATTCTACCTTCGACTTTTAACCAAGTAGTACTACCGCTTTTCATATAATACCAATCGTAAGTTCTTGCAGATAAAGGTAAAACGTAATTTGTTGAACAAATTCCCGAAAAAGTACCACCACTTATCGGACCAATATAACCAAAAACTACTACATTAAAATTAAATTCTACACCACTAAATGTTATATCAAAACTATTATTATCGACTAAAACAGTTTCTATTGGTACAAAATAGGACGATATAAAATCATATGGTCCGTAATAATTTTGATCAGTTATTATGGGTAAATTTGCAGTTATTGAACTATATATTACGGGTATATTGTAGTAAGTTGTAGATCCTGTAGTACCAGTAAAATTAAAAATTACACTTGTGGGTATTAAAGTTACATTAGTATAACCTGAGGTGTTATAATCCACCCCTTTTTTCAAATCGGAATAAGATTGACCTAAGATAGAATATTGTAAAGTGTTAATTGACCCCGAAAAGGTAGTTTCGGTGTTCTCGTTTTGTTTTATTTGACGATCATTTGATAAATCTACCCTAGTTAAAAAAGTTTTCACGATATTTGTTTATTTTCTTAATAAATATGAAAGATAAATATATTTATTAAGAAAAATTACAATGCAAAAGAAAAAAATAGAGCATTTAATTTCTAAACATTTACCAAAAATGGGTAAAATGAAAACTCCAATAGGACTTTTAAAGTCATTGACTGAAAAAGTATCTAAAGATATTGGATTTGACGTAAGTTTAGATGAAGTAAAGAAATGCTTAAAAAATATGAAATTAAATGGGTTTTCAGGATTAGATGAATTTATTGACGATAATGGATCTTTTATAAGTGGAGATTATAATCCTAATAAAAGAGAAACATTTGTAGGTATAAATAGACCTGAAACATCGAGAGAATTTGCAATGTTTACTGCACAGGGACCTAGATACTATTATACTCCACACTATGGTGCGTCAAAAATTTATACAAGAGAAAGTATTGCAGAAAACAAGATGAAAAGTATGATTGAAGATTTGGTGAAAAACAAAACTTCAGATTATGATGTTATGTCAAAAGACATCTCACAAAATGATATGTCAACAAATATTATACCGGATCTATCTACATTAAAAAGTGAATATCAAAAACCAATTATTTCAAGAAAAGCTAAATATTTGGGAGATATGATGGAAAGAGAAGGTGTTAGTGGAGAAGAAATCGCAATAGTTATAAACCATTTACTTTCTACAATAGATGTTGAAAAAATACCTTCAAATTATAAAAAAATATTAATTAACAAGATATTAAATGTCAAATTCTAAATTAATGGGTAAAAAATTTGGTGTCCCACCTGAATTACAAGAATTTACAGGGGATGCCACTATTTCTTATTCGATGTTAAAAAAATTAAAAAATTTTTTTGATTATCATGATGAAAAACATCCATTATATAATAAAAGAGGAGGTAAAAAAATGCACGAATTTATCGAATCTACTTTAAGTGGTCAAAGAAGAAAAGTTAAACTTAGTGGTGATTTAAAATCTGAATTTACTCCTGGCGAAAATGGACATAAAAAAACACATACTAAAGATAGACAAACTGTAAACCCTACCGCAAGTGGAGGTATACCTAAAGTTCATAAATCTACTACACATAAAAAATTATATAAAGGTGAAATGGTGTATGAGCAAGAAATAAAAAGAATACAAGAATTAATAACATATAAAAGTATAATTTAAAAATAAAAAACATGAAATCAAAATTATCACAAATTGCCGATGTGGCAAGAAAAGATTTGGAAGTAAAAAGTACCTATCAGTTTAATGGTAGCAATAACTACTCTGCTAGACACCCTAACGCGTTAGCAAATCAAAGTGCACCTGATGACCCTAGTAATATTAAGGGTAAAGGAATTGAAGGACCAGTAGGTGCCGATGGAGCCGGTGGTCACTATGATATCTATGGTAATGGATTAGATATGGCTTCAGGTAGAATAGGGAATTTAGTAAAAAATCAATATACAAGAGATCAACCTTATCCGTATACTAATATTCAATAATGAACCTTTACTCTATATTTTCCGAACTTATATTAGAGGCAGTAGGTAAACCTAGAATTGCCAAGGCGATAGAAAATCATGAAGTAGTGACAATTTACTACAAAGGTGATGATACTATTAATCCCGGTTTTAGAGATATTGAAGTTTATACTTTAGGTATTTCTAAGGCAGGAAATCCTGTAATAAGGGCTTGGCAAAGAAGAGGAGTTACTGACACTGAAGTGCCTGGTTGGAAAATTTTTAGAACCGATAAAATAACGTATTGGAAACCTAAAGAAGGTAAATTTTTTAGCAAACCAATATCGAGTAGAAAAAAAGGAGTACCTAAATTTAACCCAAATGGGGATAAAACTATGGCTAGAGTAGATAAAATTGCAAAATTTAAAAAATAATATTATGGATGCAAATAAATTAAAAACAATTCTTTCTGGTGCAAGAGCAGTTATGCAAGCGGTAGATAGTGGTAATTACCAAAAAGGTAATATTGATCCCACAATGTTAAGTGCGGGTTCTGATTCAAATAATTTAACTGAAAATATCTCTTCAGAATATGAACAACCTGTTATGGTATCGCAACAAAATAAACAAATGCCATATAGAAATTTACATACAACAAAAATGCCAAAAGAAATTGTTCAAGCAATGATCGAAAATCCAATCCCAATTCCCGATAGTCCGTATCATACATTTGAATTAAATGAAGATTTTTTAAGTGAAATTAATCCCGAATCAGTAACTAAAAAACCGCAACAAAGAACAACAAATGCGGCACAAAGATTGGCTGAAAATAAAAGAAATTCGACAATTGGACTAACAGAAGATGAAGTTAGAAATATAGTTAGACAGGAAATGGAACAAATAATTTATGAATATTTTGATAAAAGAGTGATTAAAGAAGATATTCAAATAAAAGTAGGAGATACCATTTTTTCGGGTAAATTAAGTCCTTTACCCAGTAAAAAAGTTGTAAGAAAAAAATAAAATTTTAATTATTTAATAAATAAACCCCTAAATGGGGTTTTTTTATTTATACTATTCACTAATTAAAATATTTTGACTATTATTTTATTAAATAATAATAAAAGAAAATAATAAAATGAAATGTCAAAAGCAAAATACAAAATTCTTGTAGTTCCATCGGATCGTACAGGTGTAGGATTTTTTAGATCCACCAAACCACATATTAGATTACAAGAATTATATCCCGATCTTTTTCACGTAGATATAGATTATGAACCAAGATTAGACGACGATAATTACTTAAAACAATATGACTTAATTCATTATCATAGAACTTTGGGTCCTTATGACAAAATCGAATTACTTTTAAATAAGTTAGATAGTTTTGGAATTAAAACTATAATGGATCTTGATGATTATTGGAGTCCTGGCACACATCACCCCGCTTATCATTTAATTAAGAATTCAAATCTTGATAAAATGATTTTAGACAATATAAAATTAGCAAGATGGGTCGCTACTACTACTCCTGCCTTTGCGGATGAAATAAGAAAATATAATAAAAATGTAGTTATCCACCCAAACACAATAGATCCTGAAGAGGATCAATATATAATAAGAGAAGTTGAAAAGAAAAATGAAAGAGTTAGAATTGGTTGGTTAGGTGGTAGTTGTTTTGACGATAAAACTGAAATTTTAACTGAAAATGGTTACAAATTATTTTCACAATTACATGAAGATGAAAAAGTTTTGATGTTTGATCCTGAAAAAGATGAGTATAAATTTGTAAAACCAAGTGCACATATTAGAATAGAATTTGAAGGTAAATTAAATTGTGCAGTTACTGATGAGATTGATTACGCAGTTACCCCAAACCATAATATGGTAATTTTAAATAATGGTAAGTTAGAATTAATTCCTTCAGAGAAATTATATGGCACTACATTTATAATACCTAAACGTCACAATATGAAAGAAACCATAAAACCTGAGGATCAAACACAAATTGACTATAAAGGTTTGGTCTATTGTGTAGAAGTCCCAACACACATAATTTGTGTGAGAAGAAATGGGAAATCAATGCTTTGTGGAAATTCACATAAACACGATTTAGAAATACTAAGACAAAATGTAAAAAAACTACATGGCGATAAATTAACAGATCACGTTAGATTTTATTTATGTGGGTATGATTTGAGGGGTACTGTAACTATGATTGATCCAAATACTAAGGAACAAAAACAAAGACCAATTCAACCAAAAGAATCGGTATGGTACGAATATGAACAAATGTTTACTGATAATTTTACTACAGTAACTCCGGCATATAAAGAATGGTTACATAAATTTGAGAAAAATGGAATTTATGACACTACTAACGAACCATATGAAAGAGTTTGGACAAAACCAATTACGACATATGCGACAAATTATAATAATTTTGATATTGCTCTTGCTCCACTTGAAGAAAATATTTTTAATAAAGTTAAGTCACAATTAAAAGTTATTGAATCAGGGTTCTTTAAGAAAGCACTAATTGCCCAAAATTACGGTCCATATAAAATTGATTGTATAAATGCTTGGGAAAAAGGCAATTGGAACCCTAAAGGTAACGCACTATTAGTCGATTCTGTTAAAAATCATAAAGAATGGTATGAACACATGAAAAGGTTAATAAAAAATCCTAATGCAGTGGTTGATTTGGGTGAAAAATTATATGAAACTGTTAAAGATAGATATCATATCAATACTGTTACGCATCAAAGGAAAGATTTTTATATTGCATTAATTGAAAATGAAATAAATCATTATAAAAAACATCAACACGAGATGGCCTAAATAAAAGGGAAGATTTTTTTCTTCCCTTTTTTGTTTTTTAAATTTTTAAATAGTATCTTTATAAAAAAAATATATTATGAATATTGGACGTTTCTTATTTATTTCGGTAAATTCAAAACCTATCACATTTACATTCAAAGAGTTAAAAGAAGTAAATCCTGGACTTTCTTTGGTTTGGAAAAATTATTGTAATTACGTTAGTGGTCATTCTGCTATTGTGGGAGAAGATTCATATGAGATTTGTTGGATGGATAAAGCTATGAATGTGCCAGAATTTTGTAAATTAGAAATGGTATGTTTAGGTTTTATGTCCGAAGGGAAATTGAAGACTAAAGAATTAAGAGGTGAGGAAGAAACAATATTGAAAGAATTAAATAAAGTTTTGGATAAAGTTCAAAATAATGAATGGATTCTTTGTGGATGGAACATTAAGAATTACGATGTCCCTCTATTAAATAAACGTTTTATGATCAATAGAATTAAACCACATCAAATCCTACCAAAATCAGATACTAAACCTTGGGAGATGAAACAATTATTTGATCTTAAAGAGTATTGGAATGGTATGGCGTCAAGAGGTATTAATTCTATAGATGCGCTATATTACTCTATTTGTGACGATAAAGATACTTCTATTATGGAAGGAATTGATGAAGAAATAAATGAGAGGAATAAAATTTTAAAAATGTATAAAATTATAAAAGAATTTTCAGATATAGAATAATTATCTTTTCTTTTAATTGAAAAATTATTATATTTAAAAAAAATAAAAATATGTGGGAATCATATAATTACGAAGGTTTTAATCCCCAAGAAATGTTTAGTGGAAATACTACCCATACCGGAGAAGAGGGATTAAAATTTAATTTACAAGAAATTTTAAATAATGCAAAAATTATCATTAAATTTAAAAATAATTCCAATAACCCCGACCCCATATACGCCCATGAAGGTGATTCAGGGTTTGATTTACGGGCTTATATACCACTTGAAGATAACGTCACAAAAAGGACTATAATTATACCCCCTATGGGTAGAAAATTAATCTCAACAGGATTATTTTTTGAATTACCTGAAAGTTATGAGTTACAAATTAGAAGCAGATCAGGACTTGCGGTTAAACATGGTATAGGAGTATTAACGGGTACAGTTGATAATGCATATAGAGGTGAGGTACATGTTCTTTTGATTAACTTAGGAGATGAACCTTTTAAAATTGAAAATGGTGACAGAATTGCTCAGGGAATAATTGTACCAAGACTTTCAACTGAATTTGGTTTGTTAGTAAAAGTCGATAACATAAACGAAACTAAACGAGGAGATGGTGGTTTCGGTTCTACAGGTAAAAAATAATATGATAACAGTAGTATATAGCACAAGAAAAGAAAATCCCGAATATCAAAAACATATTAAACAAACTATAGGTTTAAAAGATTTTGAAATTTTAGAATATACAAATGAAAGGCAATATTCATTAACTGAACTTTATAATAAAGGGTTAAATGAATCATCAAACGATATTGTAATATTCATTCACGATGATTTATTATTTGAACAAGATTCTAAATGGGGTAAAAAAATAATTAAACATTTTAATAATTCTGATTTTGGTATTTTAGGTAAGGCGGGAACTACGTCTTTAACTCAAAGTGGAAGGTGGTGGGATGAAACACATCTTATGGTTGGGTCAGTATATCATACCCAATATTACGAAGAAACTAAAAAAAGAGTTACTTGGGAAAGTAGGTATTCGGGATTATTTCATGATAAAATTATTCCTGTTGTACTTGTAGATGGATTATTTATTGCAGTAAACAAAAAAAGAATTAAAAAAAATTTTGATGAAAACATAAAAGGTTTTCACCTTTACGATGTAGATTTTTCTATTGCAAATTATTTTGCAGGTGTTAAGATTGGGGTTATATTTGATTTTAAATTAACCCATAAATCTATTGGAATGACTAATGAAGAATGGGAGCAAAATAGAAAACAACTTGTTCAAAAATGGGCATTTTATACTGACGATCAAGGTAATAAAAAATTAGGACTACCTGTAAGTATTGAACCGAATAAAATTGAATACGAAGAAGTTAAAGTTAAAATTAAGAATGAACCAAAAGTTGCGGTTATTATACCGACTAAATCTAAATTAGATATTCTTTTTAAATGTCTAGATTCATTTAGGGAAAAATCTAAATACCAAAACTATAAAATATATATTGCAGATACTGGATCAAGTGATAATGAAATAATTTCAATACAAAATTATATTGATAATCATAATTTTGAAAAATATGAGTTAATAAAATATGATTATTATAATTTTGCAAAAATTAATAACGATGTGGTTAATAATCATATTGAAAAAGATACCGAACTTTTACTATTCTGTAATAATGACATTGAATTAATTAATGATGCGTTATCTATAATGGTAGACCATTATCTTAAACATAAAAATGAAGTTGGTACAATAGGTGCTAGATTACATTTTCCAAATCATAGTGTGCAACATGCCGGCGTAATAATTGGGATTAGAAAAGATAATTCTTTATTTTTATCTCATAGAGGGTTAAAATCTTACTATAATTATGAACCTAAAATGGTTTATAATGTATTTGGGTCAACCGGTGCTTTTTTAATGATACCTAAAATGCAATTTGAAAAAGTTAATGGTTTTAATCAAAATTATAACGAATGTTTTGAAGATGTGGAATTAAATGTTAGACAAATTTTAAATGGAAAAATAAATATGTTTTGTGGGGACGCGGTTTGTATTCACTATGAAAGTCTCACTAGGGGGGAAGGAAAACAACAAAGAGAAACTAAAGATTTTAATGAAGTTTTAGTCCCTTTAATGAAAGATTGTTTAAATAATGAAAAAATACGTAAACATTTAATATTAGGGTGATGAAATTGGGTGTAAGTTATAATTTATTTGATGGTGAAGAATTACTTGAGGGATCTATAAGACAAATTAGAGATCAAGTTGATTATATAAGTGTGGTCTATCAAACCATTTCTAATTTTGGTAACCCTTCTAATGTAGAACTTGTTAATTTTTTAAATAACTTAAAAAATGATGGTTTAGTTGATGAATTATTTGAATATACTCCGAGAGTAAATTCGGGTGGACATTCAAATGAAATAACCAAAAGAAATATAGGTTTATCTTTATCTGTTGGGTCAAAATGTACTCATCATATGTCTATGGATTCTGATGAATATTATTTACCTGAACAATTTAAATTTTTAAAAGAAGAAATGTTAAATGGAGATTATGATTCTTCATTTTGTCAAATGAAGACATATTATAAGTCTTGGGAATATCAATTAGATCCACCTGAAGATTATTATGTATCATTAATTTATAAACTAAATCAATATAGTTTATATGAAATGGGTAAACCAAGTCCAGTATTGGTTGATCCGACTAGAAGAATGGAATCAGGTAAATATATAATTTTTAAAAGAGATGAAATTGAAATGCATCATGGTTCTTACATTAGAAATAATATAAAGACAAAATTAGAAAATAGTTCTGCATCAGTGAACTTTAAAAGTGACATAGAAAAAATAACAGAACATTATAACAATTGGGAATATCCTAACAAAGTATTGTGGGGTGGATTACCTAGTAAATTATTTAGTGTTAAAAAAATTAAAAATTTATTTTAAAAATATGGAATTAAATGATATAATGATTAAATATGGGACAGATAAACAAAAAGTCCTACACAATTACGTTCAATTTTATGAAAAGTATTTTGAACCTATTAAAAATGAGAAATTAAAAATATTGGAAATTGGTATTTATCGTCCACCTGCTGGCAGTCCAAATTCTGTAGGTGCCTCATTAAAAACATGGAAAGATTATTTTGTTAATTCTAAAATATATGGTGTTGATTTAGGTTTATTTGATGATGTTGACGATGGGAATATTAAAACAATACTTGCAGACCAAGAATTAAGATATGGTAATGATAGTGTTAAAGGACTTAATGAAGTAATAGAAAATTTTGGATCAGATTTTGATATTATTATAGATGATGGTGGTCATACAATGTTACAACAACAAATAACTTTGGGTTTTATGTTTAAATATTTAAAAAGTGGTGGTCTATTCATTATAGAGGATTTACACACTTCTTATTTTGCCCCATTCGCTTATAACAAAACAAATACTAATAACACAACATTGAATATGGTACAAAATTATATAAATAAAGGTACTATTATTAGTGACTTTATTACCCAAGAAGAGAATGAGTATTTGATATCTAATATAAAAGAAATGAAAATGTATAAGGGTAACCATTCTGAAATTGTTTTCATAGAAAAAAAATGAAAAATTGTTTTATCATATCTTTTTTTCTTAATTCGGAAGAAAGTTTATTAATTTTAGAGGACATGTTATTAAGGTTATCTTCTAATTTTAATAATTCTACATTTATCATAGGTTTTAACCCATCACCTTTTGTACCAAAGGCAATTCAATTACTTAACAAATATGAAGAAATAGAAATTTTATATGATGTGGTTGAAGATCATTTGGTTTGTAATTCTGATGCATCAGGGTTTCAAAGTGCTTTAAAAACTTTAAAAAATAGTAAACGTAGTTATGATTTGTATTGGTTTTTACATAGTAAAGCGGTAACTACAGGTAGACATGAAGAAAGAGAATACATGTTAAATGATTTTATTAATAATAAAACCGATATACAAAATCTTTTCTTTGAAAATAATTTTGTAGGTTCGTATGGCGATATGTTAATTCACCTTGGCACCCTTAAAAAGGGTCATAAGTATTCGACACCTACAAATAGTGGTAATTATATGGATAATTTTTATAATTTTAAAATTAAATCTCCTTTGGAATATTTTTATGCTAAAACTTTTTATGTTATAAGGGGTGAGATTATTAATAACTTTATTAATATGTGTGATTTATCTTTTTTTAATGATAATTTAAATATTAATGGAACTTTATATGGGAAAATAACTGACAGATATTTTTTTGAGAGAGATTTTATAAGAATTGTAGATAAAATGGGATTTTTAGTTTTAGGGAGAGTGATATCTAACTATATAAGTGATAATAGATGGGGGTTTTTAACAACTAAAGAATCAAATGACATATATTTGGAAGAAGTTAGTATGTGGATAGATATTAATAATCTAAATTTAGAAAAAGAAAAAATTTTAAATACTATAAAAAAATGGCAAAGAACGTAATAACAGTAACTGGTATTAGACCAGATTTCATAAGAATGTCTGAAATTTTTAAAAAATTAGATGAAAATTTTAATCATACATTAATACATAGTGGACAACATTTTGATAAATTGTTATCAGACGTTTTTTTTGAAGAATTAAACATTAGAAGACCTGATTATAATTTAGGTGTAGGCGGTGACAATAGAGAACATTTTCACCAAAACGCTGACTTATCCATTAAATTAATAGAGTTAATTCGTAACGAAAATTTAAATCCTGATATAATTTTATTTTTAGGGGACTCAAATTCTGTAACTTGTTCAGTACCATTAAAAAAAGAAGGTTATAAAATAGGTCATGTAGAAGCGGGTATGCGTTCTTACGATAAAAGAATGTTAGAGGAAATAAATAGAGTAGTATGTGATCATTGTAGTGATATTTTATTTGTTTATCATGAAAATTATAAAGAAAAGGCTGTTAAAGAAAACATAGATCCTAATAGTATTTTTGTTGTTGGCAATACAATTGTAGAAATAGTTAAAAAATTTAAATTTAATCAACCAAAAAGAGACGATTTAATTTTAGTGGATATCCATAGACCTGAAAATTTCAAGTACATTGAAAGAATGGAAAATATAATAGAGTATGCAAATTTAATGGGTCAAAAATTTAAAAAACCAATCATTATGTTAGGGTTTAAAAGGACTTTAGATCATATAAAAAAATTTAATTTAAATTTAGGTAATATAAAAATTGTTGATTTGATGCCATATGGCGAATATATCCAAACTGTTTATAACAGTTCTTTTATAATTTCAGATTCAGGAACCGGTCAAGAAGAACCTGCAATATTAGATACACCTGTTATTGTACCTAGAGATTTTACTGAAAGACCCGAATCAATGGAAAATAATTGTTCTTTTATGATTAATGTTAATAAAAAAAATGATTTAAGTTGGACTTTATCGGAAAAATGGTTATCATTAGAATGTAAAAATAAAAATGTTGATTGGTTGGGTGATGGAAAAACTTCAGACAATGTAATTAATATATTAAAAAAAATATTATGATATCAATTGTTTCGGCTTATCACAATAGAAAAAATTTACTTTTTAACACTTTAAAAAGTTTAGAAAATTCAAATTATAAAGATTTTGAATTTATTTTAGTGGATGATTGTAGTGATGATCAACATAGAGTTGAAGAATTTTGTGAATTATTCCCTTTTTTAAAAATTGTAAGATTAGAAAAAAAAGATAAGTGGTATATAAATCCTTGTGCGGTTTTTAATAAAGGGTTTAAAGAAGTAAAAGGTGAAATAGTTATTATACAAAATCCTGAGTGTTTACACATTGGAGATGTTTTAAGTTTTGCCTCTAAAATCAAAGATGAAGAATATATTAGTTTTAGTTGTTATTCTATTAATAAAGAAAAAACTGAAAATTTAACTAATTTAATTCATAATACCAATGATTTAAATAATGAATCATTATTAAAACTAATTCAACCTGAATACAAATCAGTTGGATCTGATGGTGATAATGGATGGTATAATCACCCTGTAATGAGACCAGTTGGTTATCATTTTTGCTCTGCAATTACTACAAAAAATTTATATGATTTAGGTGGTTTTGATGAAAGGTATGCTATGGGTATTTCATATGATGACGACGAATTTTTAATTAGAATTAGAAAAAAAGGTTTAAAAATAAAAATAATTACACACCCGTTTGTAACACACCAATGGCATTATAGTGGTCATAATTATCAAAATATGAACATAAACGAATTAGTAAAAAAAAATAGGGATTTATTACAAATAACCATTAACCAACCTTCTTGGATTGCTAACAAATAAAAATATAAAAAATATGAAAGTATTCGATTGTTTTAAGTTTTTTAACGAATTAGAGTTATTAGAGCTACGATTAATGGAGTTAAATGATGTCGTAGACTATTTTGTATTAGTTGAAGCTAATAAAACTCACACAGGGCTACCTAAAGAATATATTTTTGAAAATAATAAAATAAAATTTTCTAAATATATAGATAAAATAATACACGTAAAAGTTGATGATTTACCACCATATTCTAAAGAAGATATATGGTCTGCGGAAAATTTCCAAAGAAATTGTATTATGAGGGGACTTATTGATGTTGCAGAAAATGGGGACAAAATTATTATTTCTGATATTGACGAAATTCCAAACACCGAAGTAATAAAAAATAATTTAAATAATCAAAACGTGGTAACATTTAGGCAAAAATTATACTATTATTATGTTAATTGTGAACAAAATTGTCATTGGGATGGACCTATAATGGCAACTTACGGGACTTTTAATAATCCGCAACAATTAAGAAATGCTGCAAGGTCAGGTTTAAATGCGGTAAATAATGGTGGTTGGCATTATAGTTTTATGGGTGGAGCCGAAAGAGTTAAATTAAAAGTTGAAAGTATTGCAGAATCACATTATATTATCGATAATGTTGGTTCAGTAGAAGAAATTAAAAATAAAATGGAAAATCAAAAAGATTTGTGGAATAGAACTGAATCTTATGCACAAAAAAGAATAGTAGATATAACTAATAATAAACCTAAAATGATGGATAATTTTTTAGATAAATATCCTGATTTTTTTTATAAAACATAATTAACTATGAAGGGTAAAAAAATATTAATTATTGGTGGTACCGGTTCATTAGGTAACATGTTAATTAAAAAATATCAAGATACTAATGATATTTTGGTCTATAGTAGAAATGAACATAAACAAGTGACATTGGGATCGGAACCTTGGTTAAATAAAGATTCAGTTTCTTTTATGATAGGGGATATAAAAGATAGAGACTCTATTTGGAATGCTATAGAAATTTATAAACCTGACGTTGTTATCAATACTGCCGCCTTAAAACATGTCACTGTTTGTCAAACAGATCCGTATGAGTCTGTTAAAGTTAACATAATAGGTCACCAAAATCTAATAGAAGTTTTAAAAAGATCTAAACATAAAGTAGAAACTTTAATTTTTATATCGACTGACAAAGCTTGTAAACCTATTAATGTTTACGGTATGTGTAAGGCGATATCAGAAAATTTATATGTAGATTTTGCTAAAAAACAAGATGAAATAAAAGTTTGCTTAGTACGTTATGGTAATGTATTAAATTCAAATGGTTCTGTGATACCTTTATTTAAAAAATTATTGTCTGAACGCACCGAATACTTACCTATTACTGATAATAGAATGACTAGATTTTTATTACCATTAGAGGACGCGATAAAATTAATAGATTGGACATACAATAACCCAAACTCGCACGGTAAAATTGCAGTACCTAAAGTGAAATCTTTTAAAATAACTGACATTGCTAAGGCATTGATAAAATCAACATATGGTACTGAAAACGCCATACCATTAAAAATTGTCGGTATTAGACCTGGTGAAAAATTGCATGAAGAGATGATATCAGAAGAAGAATGGATGAAAACGGAAGAAGAAGAAAACTATTTAATAACAACAAAACATTTAACCGATGATATAAATAGTTACAATTCATACGATTCGCTTATGTGTAGCGACGATGTTTATGATTTTTTAAAAATTAATAATATAATATAATATATTTAGAAAAAAATAAAAATGAAAATGAAAAAGAATATAGAAATTATTACATTAATTTATAAATCTGTAGATTATCTAAATTTAATGGTAAATCAGTTTAAAAGTGATTTAGTTAAATTAGATGGGTGGGATGTCGGTGTTAGAATTGTGGCAAATGATGCGACAAAAGAAGTAATAGAAAATTTGGAAAAATCTGTCATTGAATATACAATTTATAACAACCCAAATCCTAATGAATACTACGTAAATAGAATGTATAAGGCATATAATCATTCTGTAGAAACAAGTAAATATGATAATGTTTGTTTGATAAATTCAGATATGATTTTTAGTAAGGATTGGTTATTTAATTTATTAAAACACCATGATGGTATAAATATACCTACATCTAGATTAGTCGAAAGTGGTAAAATGATGAGTGGTACTCATGGAATTTCTTATAACTGTGGTAGATCACCAAAACAAATTGATTTTAGTCTTTGGGAAAAATTTTCAGATCATATGAAAATAAATGAAGTACACGAAAAAGGATTATTTATGCCTTGTGTTTTTGAGAAGAGTAGATTTATAGAAAGTGGTATGTATCCTGAAGGTAATATCTATAAAGATGGTATTGGAACTTTACATTCTCACGGAGTTATCCAAAGCGGAGATGATTGGTATTTTAGAAAATTAGAAAAAGAATATAATATGAAACATATAACTGTATTTGATTCATTAGTGTATCATGTACAAGAAGGAGAAAAAGACGAATAAATTAAATTAGGTTTTTATGGAGATAGGAAATGATGTAGTTTTAGATTCTGACATAGTAATAAAATTAAAAAGTAATTGTGTAATTGGTGATCATGTTGCGATAGATAAAGGATTTTATTGTACTACACATTTATCTATTGGGAATTATGTTCATGTTAGTCCTTATGTGACAATAATAGGTGGTAAAAATGCTAGTTTTATATCTAAAGGTTTTAATAATATAATGGCAGGGGCTAGAATTATATGTGGATCTGATAGATTTGATGATAGTGGTTTATTTGGGTCAATGATCCCCCAAGAACTAAAAGGTAAACAAATTATTGAGCCTGTAATTATGGAAGAATTTTCAAATATAGGTACTAATTCTATAGTACTACCAGGGTCTATATTAAGGAAAGGTGTACTATTAACTGCTGGTAGTTTGTTAATGGGTGATACTGAAGAATGGGGTGTTTATAAAGGAAATCCTGCAGTGTTAGTTAAAAAAATAGACCCCACTAAAATAATAAAAAATGCGAAAAACTTAGGTTATAACAAATAAATAATAAATTTATGAAACAAATTGACTTTACCACTGTAACAGAATTTGAAAATGCCATAGCAAAATTTTATGGCGCCCCGTATGCAATTGCAGTAGATAGTTGTACACATGGTATTGAACTATGCCTGAGGTTTATGGGTGAGAAAAAAATAAATGTTCCTAAAAGAACTTATTTATCCGTACCTTTTCTATCTGAAAAATTAGGTATAGAGAGGGAGTGGAGAGATGAAGAATGGGAAGATTATTACACATTAAATTATGGAGATAAAAGAATAATTGACGCAGCCGTATTGTGGAGAAAAGATAGTTATATTGCAAATACCTTTATGTGTATTAGTTTTCAATATCAAAAACATTTATCACTCGGTAGAGGGGGTGTTATATTAACAGATGACAAAGACGCGGCATTTAAATTAAAAAAAATGAGTTATGATGGTAGATTACCTAATATATCATGGAGAGACCAAAATATAGATACAATTGGATATCATTATTATATGACACCTGAAACTGCTAAATTAGGTTTAAGTAAATTAGATGATGCAATTAACACAACTCCTAAAAAATGGGTTTTTACCGATTGGCCTGATTTAACTCAAATGGACATTTTTAAAAATACGTTATGAAAAAAATTTTAATTTTTGGTGGTTTTGGATTTATGGGTAAAAATTTAAATAAAGTTTTTACTAACTCCGACTATGAAATTTACAATGAAAGTAGGTCAACAGGGTGTGATATGATTGATTTAGAATCAGTCATATTAACTATTAAAAAAGTTAATCCTGATATTATCATTAACGCCGCGGCCCATGTAGGTAGTATTGACTATGTGACAAAATATGCGGCAAATGTTGTCAGAGACAATTCTTTAATGTATTTAAACTTATATGAGGCAGTAAAACATGTTAATCCTAAAATAACAATCATTAACCCAATCTCTAATTGTTCATATCCAGGGATTGTTGATATTCAAAATGAAATAGATTGGTGGAATGGTTCGATTCATACATCGGTTGAATCTTATGGCACACCTAAAAAATTAGGATTCATTGTTTCCGAATGCTATAAAAAACAGTTTGGAATTAAAACGGTTAATTTAATTATACCTAATTCCTACGGACCCGGAGATTATACAGATCCAAACAAAACACATGCCATGAATGGTATTATTATAAGAATGTTAACGGCAAAAAATAATAATGATTCAGTATTCACCGTATGGGGGACAGGAACACCTATACGAGAATGGATTTATATGGAGGATGTTGTCAATATTATTAAATTAATGATTGATAATGAAATGTATTCCACACTACCAAATCCCATTAATTTGGGACAAGAAGAAGGTATATCAATTATGAATACAGTTTTAATGGTACAAAAAATTTTAGATTATAAAATAGAGATAGTTTGTGACACTACAAAACAAGATGGTGCACCTATAAAAATTTTAGGAAAAAAATTATTTCAAAAATATTTCCCTAATTTTAAATTTACTTCATATGAAGAAGGTATTAAGAATACCATTGAGTATTATACAAATATAATACCCTATTATTAATAGTATAAATTATAAAATATATATTATGAAAAAAATTTTTATTACGGGTGGTGCGGGTTATATAGGAACTACGTTAATTCCTATGTTATTAAATGAAGGTTATCAGATTACCGTATACGATTCGTTAATGTTTAATAATGGTGATAAATTATTACCATATATTAGTAACCCTAATTTTACTTTTATAGAAGGAGATATACGAGATAGTATTTTACTATCTAATAAAATTAAAAATCATGATATTGTTATACATTTGGCTGCATTAGTCGGATTCCCTATTTGTAGAGAAAAGGGAGAAGTCGAATCTTACAATGTTAATGTGTTAGGTACTAATAATGTAGTCAATTCATTAACAAATGAACAATATTTATTGTTTGGATCAACTGGGTCAAATTACGGAGAAATTTTTGGCATATGTACTGAAGAAACAACTTTAAATCCCCTGTCAATTTACGGTAAAACAAAAACGGAGGCAGAAAAAATTGTATTGTCAAGAGATAATAGCATCGCATTTAGATTTGCGACCGCATTTGGGGTATCTCCTAGATTAAGGTTAGATTTATTAGTGAATGATTTAACTTTTAAATCAATTAAAGAAGGATATGCGGTTATATATGAGTCACATTTTATGAGAACTTTTATTCACGTAAAAGATATCGCAAGAGTATTTTTATTTGCGATAAAAAATATTGACATAATGAAAAATAATGTGTATAATGTAGGTTCAGACACAATGAATTATTCTAAAAGAGATATATGTGAAATCATTAAATCTAAGATCCATAACACATATTTTAATTATGCCGATGTGGGAACAGATGCAGATAAAAGAAACTATATTGTTAGTTATGAAAAAATAAATAAATTAGGGTTTAATACGACTATTAGTTTAGAAGATGGCATAGATGAGTTAATTAAGGCAGTATCACTAATTAAAATTAATAATCCATATTATAACATTTTAAAGTAAATTATATTATATGAAAAATAAAACAGGTTGGTTAGTTAATGATAGATTAACCGCAATACCAAACACAAGAACATTTTGGCACGATTTATTAGATTGGTTTCCTAATCTACAAGATAAGTGCGACGGATATACAGATTATTCTATATTACCAAATAAAATTGAATCTATTAAAGAACGACCTGATTATATAATCAGAAATGGTAGTTATTTTCGTAAACTTAATATTGACGTTCCAACATTTTGTTTAATTCAAGATACAATGAATAATCCAATGCAAACTGAAGTTATAAATTCATGCACGTGTGTTGTATTTGCTTCTAAACAAACTTATCATCTTTATAAAGATAGAATTAACCCCAAAAATGTGAGAGTAATTGAACAATCATCAGATTTTAATTTTTTTAAACCTATTAATGAAAGACATCCTGATGTTTTACCTAATTCAATTATTTTTATTGGTGATTCTTCTCATGAAAAAAAAGGTTTTCATAGAGTACAACATCTAATTGAAACGATGACTGACTTTAATTTTTGTTTAGTTATGAAAGATAATACTACTATTGATTCCATTCCATCTCACAATAGAAACCGAGTGCGTATATTTAATAGAGTTGATACGAATACCGTTAGACTTTTAATTAACTCATCAGTATGTGCCATTTGTACTTCGGGGAATGAAGAAGGACATTTTGCGGGGATAGAAATAGGTGCCTGTGATATACCTATGGTGGCTAGACCTATGGGGTGTTATTTAGATAGGAAGGATGATAAAACTTGGGGATTAATTGCCAATGACGAAGATTTTCCTGAGACAATAAGATATGTCACTAATAATCGACATTTATTTAGTCCACGTAATTATTATTCAAAAGAATATACACTAGAAAGGTGTCGCGAAAAATGGACTAATTTAATAAATGAATTTGTTAATTAAATTAAAACTAAAATAAAAATTTTTATTTATATGAAATTTACTGTAGAAATATTAACAGGATTATGTAATGTTTTAAAATCATTTGTAACGGCATTAAGTATAGGTGATGCTAATGTCCTGCCTAGATTTGATGTTCATTTTGATGCTGATTATAATGAAATTTTGGATGATAGTTTGATTTGCCACGGCCGTGAAGAATTTGGTACTTCATTTGTCACTGCAAGATTTTTAATTTTAAAATCAGAAGAATCAGAACAACCTGATTTAGTTAATGATACTAAAGCATGGGGAGACCACCCCAACATTAGAGAAAAAAGTATCGCTCACATGTTTTCAACGCACACAATTGATTGGTTTTTTGATAGAAATCTTATATCAGATGTGGTCTATAATAGAATTCAAAGTGGAATTAAAAAAATTAAATGGAAAAATGAAGTGTTGTCCGAGGTAGAAAGAATTTCAAGAGAGTTTGAATATCCACTACTTTCGATACAGATAAGAACTTGGGCTCATAAATTTGATCCACCTAATTGTATAAATATTAGAGACGGAGTTCCAAGAGGATACAACTTTGGGACGTATATGGAAGCAATTGAAAAATTCATACAAAGTGATACACCACCAAAAACCATTTTTCTTAGTGCCGATATTGATTCTGTTTTACCCGAATATTTAGATTATTTAAAAAAATATAACATTAAAGTAGTTACATATACTCAACCAGAACACGTAACGCAAATGCAATATTCTGCGGCAAGTATGTTAATTGCTTCAAAATGTGATATGTTAGTTTGTAATCGTATCAGCACATTTGCAGAATGTATTTGGTGGTTTGGTGGGTGTAAAGCCACCACAATACCTCTTTTTTAAAAAAAGTACAATAAATTAAATTAAAAAAAAATATTATGAAAAAATTAGGTTATGCAGGTTCTAAATATAATCATTCAGATTTGATAACTGAATTGGTTAAACAACTTGATTGTAGTTCTTATCTAGAATTAGGGGTTTACGATGGGGTTACACTCTCTAAGGTTAAAAATTATGTAGACAGGTTAATATCAGTAGATATTAAGGATATAAGAAAAGAAAAAATTGGGGAATTTTATTTAGACACTACTGACAATTTTTTTAAAAATTTTAACGATCAAGTAGATTTTATTTTTATTGATGCAGATCATAGTTTTGAATCGGTTAAACGAGATTTTGAAAACTCTATAAAATTATTATCTCCGTTTGGTATGATTGTTTTACATGATACCGACCCAATTACAAAAGAATATCTAGCACCTAATTATTGTAATGATTCGTATAAGATGGATGAATGGATTAGAAAAAATTATCATGATTTAGATATTATGACTTTACCTTTAACCGAGGCAGGATTATCGTTAATAAAAAGAAAAAATGATAACAGAGTAAATAAATTTATTTAAAATGAAAAAAAAAGTATTAGTAGTCGGTGGTGCAGGATACATAGGTGGATTAACTTGTGATGTTTTATTATCAAAAGGATTTGAAGTTACGGTATATGACAATTTATTGTATGAGGATAGATTTTTAAAAAAAATACCATTTATTTATGGTGATATTAGAGATACTGAGACACTATATGAAGTAACGAGAAATTTTGATGTAATTGTTTTATTAGCGGCATTAGTTGGTGACCCTGCATGTAGTGTAGATTATAGACTTACAGAAGAAATAAATTACACTGCAATTAAAAATTTGTGTGACGTTATTGGTTTAAATAAACATATAGTATTTATGTCCACATGTTCAGTTTATGGCGCACAAGATGGTATTTTAAACGAAGAAAGTAAAACTTCACCTTTATCTTCATACGCATCCACTAAATTAAAGGCAGAACAACATATATTAGATTTGGGTGGTACAGTCTTTAGATTAGGGACAGTATTTGGTTTAGGTGATACATATTCAAGATTAAGAATGGATTTGGTTGTAAACGTTTTAACTATGAGGGCAATAAAAGAAGGTGAGATAACAATCAATGGCGGCAATCAATGGAGACCAATTATTTCAGTAAAAGATATCGCCGAATATATTACAGAAGCATGTGAAAAACAATATTCAGGAATTTTTATTTTATCTAAAGAAAATGTAATAATTAAAGAGTTAGGAGAAAAAATTGTTAGTTTAATACCTGGCACAAAAATTAAATATAACGAAATTGCATTTCAAGATGCTAGAAATTATAGAGTAGATAATAAAAAATCTTTAGAAACTTTTAGATATAAACCAGAAATAAGTGTAGAAGAAGAAGTACTTAAAATGGTTAAAATTTTTAAAGAAAAACGAGTTATTAATCCTGAAGATAAAATTTATCATAATGGAGCTTTTTTAAAAAATAAAAAAGAAAAAAATGAATTAGTATGATGGAAACAAAAATATTAAATGGTGGAATATCAATAGACGATAGAGGTTCAGTTAGATTTGTTAACGATTTTAATTTTGATGGGGTTAAAAGATTTTATCAAGTAGAAAATCATAGATGTGGATTTATTAGAGCATGGCATGGACATAAAAAAGAAGGTAAATATGTATATGTTTCTAGTGGTTCCGCGTTAATAGGTACTGTTAATATGGAAACAGAAGAAATTAAAAAATTTGTTTTGAGTGATAAATTACCTAAAATTTTATGGATACCTCCAGGATATTATAATGGATTTAAATCATTGGAGCAAAATACTAAAATATTGTTTTTTTCAACTTCAACAATAGAAGAAAGTATTGGAGATGATATTAGACAAGAATATAATAAATGGAATATTTGGGAAGAAGATTATAGATAAAAAAAATAAAAAAATTATGAAAATATATGTTTTAGGTTCTAACGGAATGTTAGGTAAATATGTAAGTACATTTCTTGTTGATTACTATAACGTAATTAAAATTACGAGGAATGAAATAGATGCATCAAACATTGATGAAGAAAATTTAAAAAACAAATTAATAAGATTAGGTTTAAAAGAAGGTGATGTGGTTATTAATTGTATCGGGACTATTAAACCTATGGTCGATATAATCGGTGATTTAAATACAATAAAAGTAAATTCTGTTTTCCCTAGAATTTTAGCCAATGTTTGTGAAAATTTAAGTGTTAAAATGATTCACCCAACAACCGATTGCGTATTTACGGGGATTAAAGGTTCTTACAATGAAAATGACGTGCACGACATTAGTGATGTGTATGGTAGAAGTAAATCATTAGGTGAACCGAACAACTGTACAGTTATTAGAACATCAATAATAGGTGAAGAAGTTGGTCAGGGTAGATCTTTAGTTGAATGGGTAAAATCAAATAAAGGTAACAATATTTTTGGTTTTACTAATCACATATGGAACGGTGTAACTTGTTTGCAATTTGGTAAAATATGTAAAAAAATAATTGATGAGAATCTTTTTTGGTACGGTATTAAACATCTACACTCAAACAATTTAAATAAAAATGAATTAGTGGGGACTATTAGTGATGTTTATGGTTTAAATATCACAATTACACCAAAAGAAACCCCAATAAAATGTGATAGAAGTTTATCGACAATATTCATTGAAAATTTAGAAAAAATGGAGATTCCCGATTTAAAGACTCAAATAATTGAAATGAAAGAATTTTCAAAAAAATTATATAGCAATTAAAATCATTGAAAATCAAATATAAAACTTTATAATTTAAATTTTTATCATATATAATATATTTATAATATATGAGTAAGAATAGACGCACCAAAAAGTTGTCTAAGGAGGAGCAGTTAGAAGTCGAAAAATTGATGGATAAACAGCTCACCGAGTATACGAATTCTTTAGAAAGTAATTCAATCCACAATCTACTAAAACAGATACATATTGAAATTAAATGTAAATCTGAAAATCAAAAAAAACTTATCAATTCTATTAAAGAAAAAGAAGTCACTATTTGTGATGGTCTTGCCGGATGTGGTAAAACATTTTTAAGTTGTGCCGAAGCACTTAAACTACTTAAAAATCATTACCCTATTTACAAAAAAATTGTTATAGTTAAATCTGTGACCACTTTAAAAGATGAAGAATTAGGATACCTAAAAGGAGATTTATCAAGTAAGTTAGAACCTGTTATGTATTCTTTTACGGGTAACTTCAAAAAGTTAATTGGTACGGATTTATATGAAAAGTTGTCCGCCCAACACTTAATTGAAGAAATGCCAATTGCTTATTTAAGAGGTGTTACTTTATCTGATTGTATTGTGATCATTGATGAGACACAAAATATATCAGTAGAAAATATGAGAACCATAATGACTCGTATTGGTGAAAACACTAAATACATTATATTGGGAGATATAAAACAAATTGACCTTAAAAACAAAAAGAATAGTTCGTTAGAACGTATAATGACTAAGTTTGAAGAATATCCCGATTTTGGTATTGTAAGGTTAGGAAAAGAAGATATTGTTCGTCATAGATTAATTGCCATGATTGATGAAGTATTTGATAGTATAGAAAAAGAAAATTTAGAAAACCAACCAAAAAAATAAATTTTTACTTTACTAATCTTATTTTTTTAATAGTTTTAATGTATGATCATAGGAATATCTTTAGATGACGTACTTAGAGATTTTTTAGGTAAATTCAAATCCGTTTACAAAAAAGAATTTGATAAAGACCCAATTGAGCCAATCAATAGTTTAGATCTTTTAACTCATTTTCCGTTTGATACTGAATCTGAGTTGTATACTTTTTTATATGAAGATTTTAGTTTAGAATTATTTGGTCACGCAAATGAAAAATATAAAAATGCGGTAATTGACTTAAATAATTTGTATCTACAACATAAAGATAATCACGAATTTATTATAATATCAAAAGAAGTAGGAAACTCAATACCCGCAACTTTATTCTTTTTAAGTAAAACATCTTGTAAATTAAGAAACTATAGATTTGTTTCTAATAATGATTATGTTTGGGAATATTGTGACATAATGATTAGTGCAAACCCAAACATATTGATCAATAAACCTGAAAATAAAATTTCAATAAAAGTTAAATCTGAATATAATACTGACATAAAATCAGATTATGAAGTTGAAAAATTAAAAGATATATTAGAAAATAATATTCTTTCAAATGTATCAAATACTAAAATAATATCATTTACAAAAATAGACGAATGAGAAATTACGAATATGATAAAACTTACTTAGAATTTGGTGGTGATTATTTATACATTGATTTTGATGAAGTAATTAACACAGTTAAATTAGAAGGCGTACCTCAAAAAGATGATGAAGGAAATGATTTACCTGCGGGGGTACTAACTATAGACGTTACTAAATGGGAATTAATTAATAAGATGATTGATACTATCTTGGATGAGGTAGGTGAAGAAGACCCAACTTTAGGTAAAAAAAATCTTGACAAATTATCAGTAAGTTTTAAACTTGCATATAATACACTATTAAATTATAATATCATTAAAATTGTAGAAGAATGACAAACGAAAGAAATCAACAAATTTTAGAAACACTAAAAAAAATAGAAAATAATGATTTTAATATCTATTTTTTTGTTTTGGATTCCAAAGGAAATCCAATTGGAGAATTAACGTACATATATGAACACGCAAAAATTCTCAGAGAAAATGGATTTAACTCCATTATAGTAACCGAAAAGAACGAATATACAGGAGTTGCTGATTGGTTAGGTGAGGAATATATGCAGATTCCACATATGTCAGTAGAATCACAAAATTTAAAAATAGGTCCTCAAGATTTTTTAATTATTCCTGAAATATTTGCCAATATAATGGATCAAACAAAACAATTCCCTTGTAAGAGAATTGTGTTTTCTCAGAGCTATGATTATATTTTAGAAATTTTAAACATAGGTGCTAAATGGTCTGATTATGGAATTAAAGACTGTATTGCCACCACAGAAAAACAAAAACAATATATAAACGAATTGTTTAATAATATAAATGTTGAAGTAGTACCTTTAGGTATTCCTGAATATTTTAAACCTACAGATAAATTACAAAAACCTGTAATATCTCTTTCTTGTAGAGACCCAAGAGACACCACAAAAATTGTAAAATCATTTTACTTGAAATATCCACAGTACAAATGGGTTACATTTAGAGATATGAAAGGTTTACCTAGAACTACATTTGCTCAAACATTATCTGAGTCTTGTTTGGCAGTTTGGGTTGATCCAATCGCATCATTTGGTACATTTCCTATTGAGGCAATGAAATGTGGGGTACCTGTTATCGGTAGAGTACCACACATGATACCTGAATGGATGGAAGAATCTGGAGATCAAGGACAAGAAAAAATGTTAAAAGAAAATGGTATTTGGACTTATGATACTTTAAGATTGCCCGATTTAATTGCAACTTTTATTAGACTTTGGTTGGAGGACAACATACCAACTGACGTTTATGAAAAAATGAAAGATACCCCTTCCAAATATACAATGGAATCTATGAATTCATTAGTTTTAGATTATTACAAGAGACAAGTAAATGCTAGAATTGCCGAATTATCTACATCAATAACGACAGAAAAAACAAACGCATAATATGAAAGATATTACAGTTATATTGCCGGTACACGAATTCGCTGAAGACACCACAAAATGGTTAAAAATGGCCATAAATAGTGTAAATACGCAAACAGAACTTCCTGAAAAATTTATAATAGTTTATAATCCCGAAATTGAAAATGATATAAAATCTTCAATCGGAGACGAAGAAATTAGTAACATAAAAAATATAATTACTTATCTCCCAAACACTACGGGTGAGTATGATTTTAGTAGTCAAATAAATTTTGCATCAGAACATGTAAGTACTGAATATTTTTCATTTATTGAATTTGATGATGAGTATTCTAGAATTTGGTTTAAGAATGTTAAAAAATATATTAACACATATCCTGAAGTTGACTTATTTCTACCAATTGTAGTGGAGACTGACCCAAATGGAAACTTTATTTCATTTACTAATGAAAGCGTTTGGGCAAAAGATTTTTCAGAAGAGATGGGAATTTTAGATAACAATACTTTATCTCGATATGCTAATTTTAATTTTGACGGTATGGTGATAAAAACTAAAACTTTTGAAAAATTGGGGAGATTAAAACCATCAATTAAATTAACATTTATTTATGAATTTTTACTTAGATTAACTTTTAATGATACTAAAGTTATGGTAATTCCTAAATTAGGATATCGTCATAGTAATCAAAGAGCAGGATCTTTATTTGTAAAATATCAAACAACTCTTTCCCAAGACGAGGCGAGATTTTGGCTTAATTTGGCTAAGAAAGAATACTTCTTTAAAGAAGATAGAAAAATAATGTATGAACCGGTTTAACGTATTATGTCCGCAAAAAAAGGAAGAAAAAAAAAATCGGAAAATGTAACTCCGCAGAACGGAATGTATTTTGGAGAAAGACAGGAACAGGCAGTGTTAAACTATCTGACCTGTCTTAATCCATTAGAGAAAGAAAAAATATTCACTAGCGAACTAAAAAAACCTTTGGATAAAATGATCGAAAGTATCATAAGAAGGTATAAATTGTACGTTAAAAATTATACTTTTGAAGATTTACATTCTGATACATTTTCATTTTTAATGACTAAAATAGAAAAATTTGACCCTGCCGCAAATAAAAAGGCTTATTCATATTTTGGTACGATAATAAAAAATTATTTATTGGGTAAAATATTAAAGCAGGATAAAGAGATGAAACAAAATTTATCCTACGAAGATATATACATGAATATTGAGGAAAATGAAAAATATAGTTATTGCATAGACAAACCCGAAGGTTCTTATGATGAGTTTATCAGGGACATATCAACAAAAATTGAAGAGAAAATTAAAAATAATGCATTAAACGAAAATGAATTAAAAGTTGGTTATGCCTTAATTGATATCTTAAAAAATTGGGAAAGTATATTTGAAGATACCGCAGGAGTTAGTGATAAATTTAATAAAAATAAAGTTTTATCGCATATACGAGATTATACCCTTTTAAGTACCAAAGACATTAGGATTTCTATGAAAAAATATAAAGAAATTTATGGAAATTTAAAAATTTTTAAAATAGAAGAAGGTTTGTTATAAATTACTCATTATCATATTTATAAATAAAAAACCATGCCTAAACCAGCAAAAACTAAAATTAAATTAAATACTGATAGTTTTCAAACCCTCCTACAAGAAATCTATAATGATATATTGTCGGTACAAAAAAAGGCTAGATCGGATATGGAAGAAAGAAAATCTCTTCCTGTGAATACCACTACTGACGCATTTCAAATAGGAAAAGTTAATAATGAATCTTTAAAAATTATTGATTCATCTGTCGAAAAAAAGTTAGCATTGGCCAAACTACAATCTCAAATTTTTGCGAATGATAAAGAAACAAAAGAAGAGAATAAAGCAGGAATGACCGATGATGACAAAAAATTAATTAGAGAATTAATTGAAAAACAAAAAAATAAAAATAATTCAGAATACGATATTTAAAAATGGCAGGTGATGGACTTAAAAGACTTTTCGACAAAATAAAGGGTAAAATTGATGCTTTACATGCCTCACGAAGAAACTCTGAAGACAAATTAAACGAAAAGAAATCTCGTTATAATGATAAAAAGGCTAGATTCTTAGAATTTATCGGAGAAATTATTGTCATTTTAGGTTTAGTTGAAGGTTTTATAAGAGAAGTAAATAATTTTTTGGCAAAAGGAAAAAAATACGAACCAAAATTAAAAAAAATATTAATAGGTTGTTTTGAAACTAATATCGCATGTAATTTAGAAGACACTATACAACCGAATCAAGTTTATCCAATTGCCCCATATTTTACATTAAATGTTGCCAAAATAGATTTTTTTGGTTTATTAAAAATTGATCCTAATTCAAGATCTGGTAGTATATTTTATGGTTTACCTTCCGACAATACCTTAAACAGGGCAATTAAAACTGCAATAGATAGTGGTAGTGTTCAAAATTGGGATAACATATTATGGGTTAAATATAATCCATCCACAAACTATGCAGATTTTTATGTAAATGCATCATATAGTAATAAACCTGTAAGTTCATTAATAACCGACATAGTTAATCGAATAAATTTAATTCCAAATTTTAGTATGTTGTTAAATTTATTTGATAATTTATATGGTTCTTTTTCAGTTTCAATACAACCTCAAAGAATTGACCCAAGAAGTTTAATAAATAAAGAAATTTTACAAAAATACATCGAAAAAATATTAGACGGTGGAGAAGATTTAGTAATTGATGATTCGTTCTTTAATTTTAAAAATGAAGAACTTTTTGATATAGAAAAGAAAACTCAAAATTTAAGTAATAATTTTTTAGAAATACTTTCGTGTAATAATGCGATATCTGTAGTAAAACCTGAAGATTTATACCCAATACTCGATCAAATTATTAATGCCGGTACGTTTAACGAACAAATAAAAGTAATTGAGGCAGGTATGAGTACATTACAACTTGTCGCATCTCAAAACGTTACAAGAGTAGACTTTCCTAAATTTCAAATAGAATTCTATTTCAATATTTTTAATCAATTAACTACTACGTTAACGGGATTTGTTTATTCGCCACAATTTTTAGTTATTATGATGATCTATTTTAGATTGGCCAATACAAATCCAACATCACCTGAACCAATTCTTTATACTGATTTTGTAGATTTTATAAAGAAAACTAGAAATATATTAATTTGTATAGTGTGGAACATATTTAAATTTTTATTTTTATTAATAGTAATACCTATAATAATAAAACAATTAATATTTGATGTTAACGATGAAAAAGATAAGAGAAATAGAGAAAAATATGAATTGTATTATGCCCAATATTTAACATTAAAAGGTGTTTACAACGCAGTTAAAAGTACTAAATTATTATCTGAAATAGCAACATCGGTATGATAAGTTCGGTCTCAAATATAGAATTTGGTAAATTACCAATAAAGGACATACTAAAAAGTATAATAGGTGTATTCACTATTCCTGATGTACCACCACCACCTATCGATCCTATTACAATATTAAGTAGTGCAAAGAACGTAGGTCTTTCACCAAGAAAAATTGCGTCTGAAATTATTGCCAGACAATCTGAAGCGGGTGCACCTTTTGGTCCTATGCCAAGTGGCGCTGACAATGTGGCAGAAAAAATGGAACTTATACGAGTTCAAGAAATTATTAAGGCATTACAACAAGACGCTAGAATAACTGTCAGTATTCCCGCAGGTCAATTAGTTAATGGAACTACAACTACCGTACCTCCAATACCTGTTGTAGGTTCAACTACGGCAATACATATCGCATACGCAGTAATACAATGAGTTACGCTGATAAGACAAATAAGGAAATATTAACAGAGGTTAAACAAATGGAGATGGATCATCAAAATTTGAAAACTAAACTTATATCTTTACTTGATGAGTTAGAAGAAGTTGAAAAAAAATATTCAATAGCAATTAATGAATTAAAAAAGAGAGGAGTTAAATGAGTAGTCAAGGAGGAATATATCAACCAGGTAATAACACAGACCAAACATTAATCCATAAGGGATTAGTGGTGAGTGTGCCTGATGATCTAACCGGTTTTGCACCCATAAAATGTCGGGTAGAGGTAATTGATAGTATGATATACAATGATAATGATCTTTCCGATTGTTATTCATTGTTACCTAAACATTTAAACGTTTATCCTAAAAAAGGGGAATATGTCTATATATTAACATTAAATAGTGATTATAATAAACAGATAAGATATTATTTAGGCCCTGTCATAGATGTTTATAAAAATTTAAATTTTAATCCTGACGATAATGTCGAAACTAATGCACCAATACGTGCCGATATTAGACAACAACCTGATAAGGGTATATACCCAAAGAGAGAGTATATTTCTATACAAGGTAGAAATAATTCTGATATAGTGTTCAAAGAACAAGAAGTTTTATTGAGGGCAGGAAAATATGTAACAAATAGTCCATTAAAATTTAATTCATTAGATACCGCATACATCCAAATGAGATACGGTCAACCTGAATTGAAGGAAACTAATAGAACTGAAATTGTAAGAGAAGTAAAATTAATAACACCCGAAGGTTTTGCAAACGCAAATTTAATATTCAGGGCAGTACTTACCGATCCTTATCAAGTTAATATAAGTTTTGAGGATAAAAATAATAAATTTTTTGGTAGAATTTTTAAAAATTTTGGTACGGAAGATGAGGCAATTGTTTTTATAAAACAAACATATATTAATTTACAAAAAAATGATAATAATACAAAATTGTTAATTTTAGATAATTTTGGTAGACAAATAAACGTAGGTTCTTATGATTTTTCTAAATTTAAATATATTAACACGTCAATAGATAGACTTAAAACTTTTGATATAAATAAATTAACTGAAATTGTTGAAAAACCTACTACAATAAAAGTAACAGAAACTGTTTTTAATGATTCAAAAGGATCGGGAATCAATGTAGTAGGTAATAAAATAAATTTAATTTCTTACGGTAATAAAAATAATTTTAAATTGTTAGATCCTGATGTAACAATAACTGCAGAACAACAATTAAAAATAAATACAGAATCACAACCAATCCCATATGGATATGTTTTAAACGACTTTTTAGGATTGGTTAAATCTTTTGTCGCCAATCACGTTCATGCGTATCACGGATTACCCCCTGATCCCGATCCAATAGTAAATCAAATATTAAATTACGATTTAGAAACAATTTTAAATCAGAACGTAAGAACTGCGTAAGTTTGATATTTATTATTAAAAGAAAAATGATATTTAAAACTTATTTTGATAAAAATAATACAATAATTGAAGATCAATTTACTAATACGGGTCTAAATCCTATTACAGAATTAGTGTATGGGGGATTAAATAGTGGAAATACCTCAAATATATTTAGTAGATTTTTATGTCATTTTGATCTTTCTTATTTAATTTCACAGTACAATAGTGGAAATTTAGGTGACTTATCCCAAGTAACCCATAAAATAAAAATGTACAATAGTCAGGCATTTGAGGCAGACTTAAAAGGTAAACTGACGTTTGATAATAAAAGAAGGGCGTCTTCTTTTGATTTAAGGATATGGAAATTAGACAATCTTTGGGATGAAGGTAATGGATACGATTATTATTGTTATAATGTATTAAACGATATACAGTGTAAAAATTATAAAGAAACCTACTCAAATTGGTATTTTGCTCAAAATATGAATCCTTGGTCTATACCAGGAACTTCAGGAAATACCATATCCACCCAACACTTTGATCATGGGAACGAGAACTTAGAGTTAGATATTACTTCCGCGATTAATGATATTATTACGGGAGGTAGTCAAAATTATGGTTTCGCAATTGGTTATACTTCAGATTTTGAAAATAAAGAAAGTGTTGAATTAAATTATGTAGGATTCTTTACAAGACATACACAAACATATTTTGAACCATTCTTAGAAACTAATTACGAAAGTTATATATTAGATGATAGGAGTTTGTTTTTTACTGATAAATTAAATCGTCTATATCTTTATACTAATTTAGGTAATAAACCCACCAATTTAGACGTTAACCCCTCTGTGACAATTTTAGATAACGATGGTAATGTTTTCTTATCAATACCATCGTCAGGTGTTACAAGACAATTTGAGGGGGTTTATTATGTAGAATTTACAGTACCTTCAGGTCTTTACACAGATTGTTTTACTTTCCAAGACATATGGTCTAACATATCGATTAATGGTCAATCAAGACCTGACGTTACATTAGAATTCGCACTTAAAAAGAACGAAGAGTGGTTTAATTTTGGTGATAATGACGGAGAACCAAAACAATATGGTTTTTCAATGAGTGGTATAAAACGTGAAGAAAAAATTAAGAGAGGTGATATTCGCAAAGTTTTAGTATCTGCTAGAATTCCATACACTGTCGATAGGAAACAAGTTATAGATGGTTTAAAATATCGACTATATGTAAAACAAGGAACTGCAGAAATTAATGTAATTGATTGGGATGACGTTAATAGAACAAACAATCAGAATTACTTCTTATTAGATACTTCATGGATGATACCTAACACGTATTACTTAGATTTAAAATTGTATAGTAATCAAGAAGTAAGAGATTATCCTGAAATTATGAAATTTTACATTACTAACCAAATATACCAATAAAAGTTGACTATATAGGTTTTAATTATTATGTTTAATAAAAATCAAATAATATGAAAAAAATACAAAATGGAGACACTGTAAGTGTCAACTACGTTGGTAGATTAGAAGACGGTACCGTTTTCGATAGTTCTTTAGTTGAAGGTAGAGAACCTCTTAAAGTTACTTTGGGTAAAGGACAATTAATTAAAGGTTTTGAAAATGGATTGATTGAAATGTCCGTAGGTGATAAAAAAACCATCGTACTTGATCCATCTGATGCATATGGTGAAATAATACCTGAAGCTATTATTGATGTTCCTCTTGAAAATCTACCCCCAAACATTGAGGTAGGACAAGCTTTACAAGGACAGGGACCTCAAGGACCTTTCATAGTGACTGTAGTAGAATTAAATGAAACTACCGCAAAACTTGATCATAACCATCCAATGGCAGGTAAAAAATTAACCTTTGATTTGGAAATAGTTAGTGTTGACTAAAATTTTAAACCCCTCGAATTCGAGGGGTTTTTTATTTATTTAATATTTGTAAAAATTCTAACCAAGTCTCTAAATCATTTTCATTCCTACCTATATTTGCCGAATAACATGTTAATACCACATTATCTTTAGTATATCCTTTATTTCTATCTAATCTATCTAATGAAGGTTGTTGTGGATGTTTCAATTTAGATGATGGTTTTAATGGTATTTTAAACCAATAACATAAACCATTTTGTTTTTTAAACATATCGTCAATGTCTTGTACAGTTAAAGTATGTTCCACATCTCTTCGTTTTGAATCATGTAGTAACGTATTTTTCCAAAGTCTAACTCTCCGTTCTTTTTGTTTTTCTGATTCAATTTTCCTATATTCAGGACTTTCTCTATTTTTTTTCTTATTTATTTTATTCAAATTTAAAGTGCATTCTATACACCTTAATCCTCTCTGAGATTTATAAAATTGATCGATAGATTTTCTTATATTACAAATTTTGCAAGTTTTATGTATATCCATATTAATAAATATATGGATAAACATAAAAAAAAAATTATTTTTTCTTCCATTTACCACCCTTACTCTTATAACGTTTTGCGGCAGCACCATTACAATAAGCGCTAGGACAGACTTTATACCTTGATCTCGCCCATGCTAAACATTCTTTCCATAATTTTGGGTTAGTGGGAACATTTTTTTTCTTACCTTCGGATAATTCAAGTTCTTGGGATTCTTTTAAAATCTTGTTGACAATCATTTCTAAATCACTTTCAGTTAATTTAATAATTTTTTTCATAATATTTTAGTTTTTTTGTACAAAATTTATTACATATCTTTTATGGTTTCTCCCAAGATAATTTGAGAAAAATTGTTTATAATAAGGTACGATAGTTTTTGTAAATAATTCTATCATACCATCTATGGTAATATTTTTAAAATCACCCCACGGATGAGGAATAATAATTTTTATATCTGACTCACGGAATAAATCAAAACGAAACTCCATAGTACTATTATCTATAAATTTAAAACTTACATAGAAATAACCACTATTACTATAAACTTCATCATTGTCATCATCATGACATTGCGTTTCAAATGACGATCTTAACCCATCCATACTTGGATTTGGTTTAAAATTAAAAATATCTATCCCACACCCATTAAAAAATGAAAATCGTAAATCATTTATTTGTGATATAAATTTATCGTTATGTAATATAAAATTTGATATCTCATACAAATTATACGATCTTAACAAAATATATTGTTCTTCATTATTATAATAAGATTCTCTCCAAACATAATCATCAATTAAATTTTCGTAGTTGTACTTTAATATGTATAAAAATTTATATATCTCATATAATGAAAATGTATTTCCAAACCTATTAAAAAGATATTTAAATAAATTTGCAAATGGCTCATTTTGATAATGTTTAAAATTTCTATTTAAATCTTTATATAAAAAATATATAGTTTTTTTATCTCTATCAGAAAGAAACCCAAAGATACTAAAATTTAATTTTTCCATGATATTTATAAATATTATGGGTAAGATAAAAATTTTTATAGAACAAGGGTCAGATAATATGACTGATCGTTTCATTGAGTTACTCAAAGAATTCCTACCCTTTGCATCTAAATTTATTGGAATTAAAAAACCGTTTAAATTACATTTGGTTCACTCTAAAGTACCCCAATTAAGAACGACAGGAGTTTATATTAATTCAGATAATGAAATGTGGGTACGAGTTAAAAATAGACATCAAGTGGATCTTTTTAGAAGTATATGTCACGAAATGGTTCATCACAGACAAAATGAATTAAATATGTTACATAAAGGTTCAGGTGATGATGCATCCCCTGAAGAGGGTCAGGCAAATAGAATTGCAGGAATTGTAATGAGAAAATTCGGAAGAATGTATCCTGAAATATATGAATAAAAATAAAAAATTAACTAAATATGGGAAAATCTAGAAAACCAAGTAAAAGTAAAAAACCTACTAAGACTAAAAAAATTAATATTAAAATTAAACCAAAAAATAAGGCGTATTATGGGTGGACACCTGATACTCCTGACCATCGCGATTTAATGTTTTCTTTACCAAAGAAAATGAAAAAATTACCTGCTAAGGTAGATTTAAGAATGGAAGAATTACCAATTTTCGATCAAGGTGCATTGGGTAGTTGTACTGCAAATGCTATCTCTTCTGCATTTGCGTTTAGTGTTCTTAAACAAAAAGAAGAAACATTTTATGTACCATCACGTTTATTTATTTATTATAATGAGCGTTTAATGGAGGGTACTGTAAATCAAGATAGTGGTGCAATGTTAAGAGATGGTATTAAATCGGTTAATAAGGTTGGTGTTTGTACTGAAGATAGTTGGCCATATGTAATAACAAAATTTACTAATAAACCGACCGACCTTTGTTATAAAGAGGCTTCAGGAAATAAGGCAATAAAATATGAACGTTTGAGTCGATCACTTTATGATTTTAAATCGTGTTTAGCATCTGGTTTACCTTTTGTTGGCGGTTTTGCGGTATATGAAAGTTTTGAATCTCGTGAAGTAAGTAAAACAGGTATGATGCCAATGCCCAAGAAAAACGAAAAATTTTATGGGGGGCACGCAATTTTAGTTATGGGTTATGATGATAGTATTGGTTGTTTTATCGTAAGAAATTCATGGGGAAAGAAATGGGGAGATAACGGTCATTTTTTTATGCCATATGAATATCTTTTGGATAGAAATTTGTCAGATGACTTTTGGGTCATACAAAAAGTATCATAAAATATAAAGGGGGTTTTAACCCCCTTTTTTTATTTATCCATTTGAAAATAATCGACTATACTACCATTAGATCTAATATGATAGTATGTAAGTCTATCTCTACCACCCGTACCTATACCAGGTTCAATGTCAATAATTCCAGAACCCAAAAACTGACCTGTGTTACCATTTAAAAAATTAGTTGTAGGCAAACCTGTACTACAACACATTAGTCCACCATAAAGACCACTAACAGTATAATATCCCGTATTACCGTTGCCTTGAACAATATGAACTGCCCCATAGTAAGTATTAGTCTTAACATATGGAGATCCTGTTGCACTTGGAAAGGCCGCATTAGGTCCTCTACCATAACTACCAACATACGGAGGCCAAACGTTTGTTGCGTTATTAAATGGTGTTGATGAATTTCCTGTATAATCATGAAAAAACCAAGTCCTGTAATAGTTATGGTCGTGACCATATAAAACTAAATCAACATCACCTTGATTTAAAATTGGTACAAATCTGTCTCTAAAATTTGTACCATATGGCTCCCCATTAGTATATGTAGAGTGTCCGGCATTACTAAAGGCGGGAAAATGACAAATTACTATTAACCATTTTTTTCTACCTGCCAATTTTTCTTTATTATAAAAATCAATTTCATTTATTAACCATCTCATCTGAAAAGAATTGGATGCAACGGTTTCCGAAGGATCGTCACTTGTTGAGGCATGGTACGCATCTAATGATATAAAATGTATATTACCGTAATCCCAAGAATAAAATCTAGGGTTAAATGGAGCAATTCCGCCTGATTCAGTATATCTTGAATATCCAAAATAGTTAAAACAAACACTATTTGACATTGGATTAAAACTAGGATTTTGACCATAATCGTGATTACCTTGGGCAATTATTAAATTTGTATTTTGTAATAAATTTGTCCAATTATCAAAAAAACTAGCAGGGTATTCACCAATAGTCCCATTACTATAAGCATTATCCCCAATAGAGATAAACCCGTCTACTCTACCGTTACCATTAGGATATGTTGCGTCAAAATTATAAAAATTATTTAATAAGGTGGCGCTTGTGACAACTCCACCATCTGCCAATACCCAAAAACGTCTTTTTGCTGAATTATCACCAATTGAAGGTGCAGTCCAAAAAAATAAATTATTAGAGGCGGGAGTTAATGCGGCACCTATTGTACCTACGGTATAAAAATATTTAGTTAAAGGAGATAAACCACTAACTCTAACTTGATGTAAATATCTGGCTAAAGGACCATTTAATATGGGTGCGGTAGTACTCCTATATGATTGAGTTAAACTATTACTAGCAGTTCCAATTTTAACCTCACTACTAGAACTACTAGCTGCGTCGGTTGTCCAACAAATTAGAAGATCTCTTCTTGATGTGTTTATTATATAAGGTCCATCTAATAAAGCCATAATATTTCCTTTTTATTTATAAATATCATAATAAAAAAATAAGGGTGACCTTTTGGATCACCCTTATAATTTATTGACTATTTAAAGAATTAACGTAATTCTCTAACATCAAATGTTACGATACCATCAACGTTGATCGCCGCATAGAAACGGTTGTTAACCATTTTCTTAGCGTAACGAGTCATAATACCTTTAACAGGTGCAAAGTTGAATGGATTGTACATTGTAGGTGTCAATTGGAGAGGTACATACGGAGCGTAAATGTAACCGGTATCCAACAACGACTTACCTTTGTGACCGATAATGATCGAGCCAGCAGGTGCGTATGGATCACGATATACTGTGTAACGACCACCTAATGAACCAACTCTCTCAATACCCATGTTATACTGATCTTGTTCAGGAGCAGCATTAGATACGTGGAAATACTCAAGGTCATCAAAAATTGCAGATACTTCAGAAGATACTACGATGAAGTTTGCACCACCACGTAATGTCGACTTGTGAATCTGAGCCGAAGCTTGGTTGATCTTTGTGATAAGAGTTTGATTCCACTCTTTTTGGGTATAAGGTGTAGCTGCGGTAGACACACGCTTCCAACCGTTATAATCCCAACGTAATTGCCATGCCGCACCTTTACGTAAGTCACGTAAGATTTCACGATCGATTTCAGCCGCAACTTGTTCTGACAATAAAGCAGTTAATTCAGCCTCTGCATCGATATTATGGAATGCAGATACGTCTTGTGCAAGTTCAGGTGACCATGTTGCTCTCAATTTACGTTCTGTAACAGATACAACTACTTCATCAAGTTTGAAGGATACTTCACCCATTTCAGAAGATAATTCAAGAGTTGCATATTGTCTCCAAGTAACAACGAATGAACCACCAGAAAGTGTTGTGCTAGAAACTGCACCTACATATCCATCGATTCTACCTGTGGTACAATCTACACATGCAGGGTGAGTCAAATCTAACTCGATATACATTTCACCACCTGCGGTACAAATGTCTTTAGAGTTATCATTGTAAGAAGAATAACCATAATCCGCAATACCACGACCATAACGTTGTGTTACTACGCGGAAAGGAACTGAACCTAAAGAGGCAACAATTGCCTTACCATCAGGATCATTAATCGCACCGGCAGCTGCAGTTCTGTAAACGGTCAATGACGCTAAGAAAGCTTCAGTGTCCATTTCATTACCATCAGGACCAGTTAAACGACCTTGGTTTGTTGTGCTGAAACCAGCAAGTTTTAAAATTACACTACGAACTGAATTGTCTGCTGCGAGAGGGAATCCACTGTTTGCAGTAACAAAGTTAGAACAATCAGAAGACCATACTACAGAAGTAGGTGTGTAAGTTACTAATGTAAATGCACCTTTAGAGTGATCATAAAGACCATCATTATAGAAAATGTCATAAAGGTTTTTACAGAACTCAGAGAATGTAGTATCTGTACAGTTAGTATTTACACAATTAGGTAAATTCTTTTTCGCAATAGATGTGTGTGTACCAGCAGTTGCATTACCATAAGCATCGTAACCACCAACTTCTCTCTGAGAAGTAACAGGTACGAAGTAAAATAATTTACCGATAGGCATGTTAAGTGCTTGTACCGATACGATATCGTTAGCTAACAATTTAGAGAAAACACGTCTTACGATTGGGAATACTACGGTTTCAAATGCACCTGAAGAAGTTGCAGTTGTAGATTCATTCAAAAGTACAGAAGCTGTGTTTTCATAAAGTTGAGCGATGTTTTCTTTCAAGTGTCCGTTAAGACCTTTCAAGAATCCTAATTGATCCCATTTTGCAATGGTTTTTTGGCGTATTTGGCGGAGGTGCTCAAGACCTATGTTACCAACTTCACCAGAGTTAATTAAATTTCCCATGTTATTTTTTTATTTTTTAGGAATTTGTTATTATTTTCTATTATCTAATTTATCCATCAAATCGTGGATCTTAGATATTTGAGGATCTACATATACCTTAGACTCAATCAAAGTATCAGAAGAACCTTTGGTCAAAGACTCATTGATTTTCTTTTCAACTTTTTCAGAGATAGGTTTTCTATCCTTCAATTCATTCGTTATTGTTTTGTAAAGGCGCTTAGATTCTTTAAGTGTAACTGCCTCCTCATCAAATCTTTTCATAATTGCAGTTTTTTCTGTTTTTGTTGTTGCATGTTCCATGAACAATTTAACTGCATGTGTTAAATTTGAATTGAATAAAGCAATTTCGCTTAATTTATCACGAAATACTTTTAACGCATCTTTTGTTTGTGAATATTTGTCTTTTAATTCTTTGTACTCTTTAATTACTTTTTTGTACTCAGATTTAACTGACTCATCCATACGGCTAGATGGATAATTTTGGGGATGTATAGCAACTTTACGACGATCTGCCATAGTTCTTCTAGTACCTTCGTCATGACCTTTCCACATTCCTTCATCTGAATCTTCTTCAGAATCAAATTCATCTTCTTCAGAGTCAAATTCATCTTCTTCAGAATCATCATACTCACTACCAACATGCTTAGGTTTAGGCATATCTTCAATTTGACTGATTAAATCATCATAATCGTCGTCATCGTCATCGTCAAAAGTAATTTCGTAAATTGGTTCTTGACTTTCATCTTCTTGCCAACCACACTCATCACATTTTGACTCATCTTCGTCACCATATGACATAGATTCATCTTCATCGTCTTCCATGTACTTTTTCATTTCATCGTAAGACATAGATTCATCTTCATCATCAGTATGATTCATCATCTCATCATAAGACATGGTTTCATCCTCATCTTCATAACCCATCGATTCATCCATTTTAATCATGTACTCGGCACCGGTTTTTTTATCTTTTAGATCGACATTATTACCTGTTTTTACAACTTCGATCTCATCATTATCGCTCATCTTTTTAAATACAGAGATTAACTCATGATCAGATGCACTTGTCATATCAACAACTTCGGTGTCATCAGTTTCAGGTTCTTCAGTAGAAAGATCCATTTCCATGTCTTCCATACCTTCCATACCTTCTTCACCTGATTCTTCCTCAGATTCTTCAGATTCTTCCTCAGATTCTTCAGATTCTTCCTCAGATTCTTCACCTGATTCTTCACCTGATTCTTCTTCAGAATCTTCCATTTGTTCATCCATAACCATAGTACTTGATTCGTCTTCAGATGATTCCATCTGACTTTCTTCTTCAAGCTCTTCTTCCTCGTTAGCCGACTCATCTCCTTCATAAAGGGACGCTTTCACCATCTCATCAATGTCTTGCTTCATAGTTGCTGCAAGTATTTCTTTTGAGTTTCTTTTTAAGGCTTCTTCGAGTTGTTTTGCTTCCAAAAGAGCTTCTTCTACAATCGATTTTTTTGCCATTTTTTTAATTTTTAATTTTTTATTTATTATTAAATTATTTTAACTCACCTATAGTGAGGTTCTTACGAATAAATATATTGAAAAATGCGAAAATTTAGATTTTTAAAATAAAAAACTTTATTTTTTGTGAAAAAAGTTATATTATACCAAGAAAAGAATCTAAACTATTTTTTAAATCTTTGTTTTCAATTAAATTTTGTTTTTTTATTGTACCTTCCATAAAAGGTCTAGCCTCTTCTTCACTATTGAAAATATACGAACCAGGTGTACTTGGTTGGGTAACTACATCCCAACAAATTAAATCAAAATCAGGTTGTACTATATTTTTACCATCTTTCTTTTCTAAAGACCCAACTCCTCTTGATGAAACACCTATTCTAATTCCTTTTCTAAGTAAATTTGCAATTCTATCTCCCTTAGAAGAAGCAATACCATAATTAACAAAACCGGGTGTCATTATAATTTCAATTTTACCCATTAAGGTATTACCATCCCACCACATTTCTTTTATCTCATGAGATACATCATCAACGGTAATTATAGACGTTTCGGGGTGATCGGATACTCCAATACCTCTTCGTTCTTTAATTGCCTGTTCATATTTTTTTGCCTCTCTTTTTAATATTTCTTCAGGATATATTCTACCATTCCTATTTTCTACATTACATTTTTGTAAAACTGCAATTAAAATTAAAGGTTCTTCAATAATTGCACTACCCGAACCTAATTTTTGCATTTCAGAAACAAATTTTTTATTTTCTTTTGGTTCTATATATCCCGCATCTTGTTCAATCATCATCCCATACCCTATTTGACCGGGTAATAATAATTTGATTTTATCTAACATATGTTAAGTTTTTTAATAAATATAAGCATTAATTAAAATATTTATTATTTAAACTAAACACCATGAAAAAACTAGCAAAAAGAAAAATTATACTTAACTTAGGAATTATTGGACTTTTAGGATTAATTTGTTTATTTTTAATACAGTGCAATAAAAATGATGATATAATACAAAATGATATTAATAATACCGTTACAGAAATTAATAATATGCAAACGTCAGATGATAAAATAATGAATCCTGGTCCCGATCCATTATTTGTTGATTATGACGAAAATGATGGTCGTACTAATTTAAGAGTTGGTAATCCTTTTGTAGTTAAAGCAGGATCTGCTTGGGAAAGGTATATGTATATTGATAAGACAGATACTATATACTCAAACACTACTGCAACAAAAAGATTGGCAAAGTACTTAAAAAAGTATGGTTTTACTGGTGTTTATTTATATAGTACTTCAGGTATTTTATCATCGACATCAAATTACACTAACTTTTCAAATTTTATAAAAACATTAAGTGATAGTGGAATTGTTTATAAGTCCGTAGTAAGTGGAAGTGCAACCGCATTTCAAAGCACGGGTAATGTAACAAAATATAATATTTCTCAAACCGATTCTTATAGAAAAATTAATAGAGCGAATCTTGAACTTGAATGGTGGAATAATGCCTCTTCTTGGAGTACTTGGAATACCATCAATCAACAAGTCGATGCAGGAACAATTTCTGATAATGATTTTTATGAAGGATGGTATTTAAATATGGGAGGTACAATAGATACCGTAGCTGCGAGAGACCAAGTAAGATATTCTAACAGAATCTTGTTACACGATTATGTTAATGGTATTCCTACTTATTCTTACGCAAATGCAAAATCCTCTGGCGCGACGGGCGGCAGATTGGATATAATAGCAATGGGAGCTAGACAATCAAATAAAATGATAGATCTTTACATCATCATTTCTTCTGAGAACACCGCATGGGGTGCTGCCAATACCTTTACAGGTCCGGCACTTGCATCTGCATCATCTCAGTCTAACCCCTATGAATATATAGAGACACAAGCCTATAATAACATATATGGGGGTATGACAACGTTTCAGAAGCAATGGATAAGATTCCGAGGCTTTGTGTGGTTTACTAAACGTTTCTGTTATGCTGCGATTCCCCCGCAATAATAACAAATAACAAATGAAAAAATTAAAAGTTATTTTTAGTACAATTAAATTGTTTGCATTAGTAGTATCAACATTTCTACTTTCAAACAATGTGAACGCGCAAGGGCCAAGATCAACAAGGCCATCTATTACCTCGATAAGTCCAACGTCAGGACCTGAAGGTACATTAGTGACAATTGACGGTTTAAATTTTACCACTCAATCAACTTATTATATATAGATATAATAAAAATGGTGAACCACAAGTTCGTAAAATTGTAAAAATAGATTAATAAAAAAATGGTTATAAATAAAAATGGGGATCATTGATCCCCATTTTTTGTTTTATTAAATTCAAATAATGAATCTTCATTGAACACATCTTTTATTAAATTATTTGAAATGTTTTTAAAATAATTTAATACATGTTCAGATCTAATAGGTAATTTAATTTCGTTTTGAAACATTGTAACTTCACAAAACATAAAACTTTTTTTACTTGTTGATATTCCTGAAGATCTTAAATCTAAATCAACTATTGTTCTAAAGGGATCAAATATTGAACTATCCCCCTCATCAAATATTCGTTGTTTTATTCTTTTTCTTAAATTAGAAACTATTCTTTCGTAATTGTCTTCTTCTTTTTTTGGTCTTGTCCAAGACGAAATTGTTAGAAAAATTGATTTAGGATCTTTATTGTCTATCGTACCTATTTTTATTAAAAATCTATCATCTTCTTGTAATAAAATTTCTTTGCCTCTACTCATATAATGTAAAATATAATACAATTATACGATAAACTACAAGATTTGTCAAATTTTAAGATAACAATTTATCTATGAAGGTTGTTAGTTTTTTTTTGATTAAACTTAGTTTTGATGTTGCGGGATCACTACCACTAATTACTTCTAAATTTTCTAAAACAGAAATCAAATATTCTAAATTTACGTAAACATATAAGGCACCATGTAACCAAGAAAAAAGAGCGTAAGCCATCAAAGATGTTATATCAGTTTTACCGTGATATTCATTTTTAACACTATTGATAATGAATATTAAAGATACCCAAACTAATAATTTTAAACCAAATCTACTAAATCTTTTAGACTCTATTGGTATATTTTTAATTTTAGAAGCACTTATTCCTGTAATAAATTCCATTAAAACTAAAAGACCAAAAGATATTAAAGTTAAATATTGTAAACCGGTAAGTCTTTCAATTACTGCAGTAATTAATGCAACTGGTATAGTTAATATAGTTAAATTATGGTGTATAGTAGATGTATAAAAATCTTCTATTCCATGATACCCAAAATTGGTTACAATGTAATTACAAAAATTTTTGATCATAAGTTATTTTTCAATTCAACTAACTTGGTCAAATCTTCAATATAAGTGTCTTTTTTAAATGACATATCCAATAACCTTTCTTTTGTTTGGAGTAGTTTGTCTTTAAGTTCTAAATCGTTTGACGATTCTTTTAACTTATTATTGACTGATTCAATGCACTCTTTTAGTGTTGAATTAAATAACTCAGTTCTTTCTTCTTCACTTCCGTTTAGTGAAACTTTAATTAATTTTTTTGTATTTTCATCTAATTCAGAATATTTTGAATTAAATTTGTTTACCATTAAATTTGACAATACGTTGGTTGGAAGGGCAATAGTACTCTCCTCACTTTTTTCTTCAGAACTTTCATTAACCAAAGTTTTTCTTAATTTTATTATGGACTCTGTTATTTTATTTAAATTTTTAGAACTCTTATCTAAATTTAAAATACCCTCAAACAAAGAAACTTTTTCATTATCACACTCAATTAAAGAATAACCATTTTCATTAAGATTAAGAATCAAATCACTATGAATATCATTTAAATCAGTTCTATTAAAACTTTTAATAATATCTATATTACCCTCAATGAATATTTGAGAATCTAATTCATTGGTAAATGAAGAATTTTGTATTGATGTATAACATTCAAACTCTTCTTTTAAAATTTTAGACTCTTTTAATTTAGAAATGTAGTATTCAAATACCTTTTTCTTTTTATCATTTTTACTTGAAAATGATTCTAAATAGATTTTGTTGTAAGTTTCTTTTATCGACCCAAAATTGTACATAATGATTTTTTATTATAAATATCGATAAATTTTGATTTATTTAAAAAATTATTCATCAATAAAGTTATCTATATCCGACAATAAATCTTGAATTTTATTGGATATTTTATGTTCTTTATCTTCTATCTTATCCTCTAATTTTTCTGATAATGTGGGAGTAGGGTTATATGTTTCTAATAATCTATCGTAATAAATTTTATTATATTTTTCTTTTTTCTTTAGAAAATCATTTTTATATTCTAAAAGTAAATTTTCTTTGTTTTCTATAGATTCTGCGGTTGGAGGTGGTGCCCCACCCGCTTCAGGTGCACCACCAGGTGCTCCACCGGGAGCTCCACCTGCCTCAGGTGCCCCTCCAGTTTCAGGTGCCCCTTCTCCGGTAGATTTACTACCTATTTCACCATAAATTTTATCAACTTTGTTGAATATACCCGTAGTTTTAATAACTTCTGCAGTATTTGCAAGTTCTGCCGCCGCAGCTTTTTCAATTCTTTGTTGTTCAAGATCCAACCTAATCTCATCGTCAGACATACTAAGAATTTCTTTCTTAGCCCTAGTCATAGACATTGGACTAAATCCATTACCCGCATCTGCTACACAATCTTTAAACAAAGTGATTTTTTGTTGTAAATGTTCAATTTTTAACATCTCTGCCTGTGTAGATGGATTATTTAACGTTAGTGTAAAGTTTTCTAACTCATCCTCCAAACCAAGAATAAATAAATGTATAATAGCGATTTTATTTAGTTCTTGTAACATTGCCTGTTGGATTCGATTTATAGTTCTTGCAAAACGAATGTCTTGTAAAGCTAAATTTTTACCTTCACCTACCGCCTCTTCAAATCCCAAAAATGTTTTAGGTACACGAATTGCGGTGAACATTTTCTTTTGTAAATACTCAATATCTTGGATTTCAGAAAGGTTCTGAGCACCAGGTAATGTGTCAATTGGATTGGGGGCACCTGTATCTCTGACAGGTATAAAGTAATCTTGATCCTGTGCGATTTGATTATATCTCAAATCCATTTGACCTGTTTTAGAATCAACCAATGGAGTTCTTTTAAATTTATTCGCAACTTGATTTACGTAAGGTTCAATATCCTTATCATCCAAGTTACCAACATAGATTTTAAAAACACGTCTTTCAGGTGCTCTTGTAACACGATAAATTAACATGGCATCTTCCGCCAACATTAATTGTTTATAGATTCTTCTTGCTTTTTCTAACATAGAAACACCATAAGGTAATCTTCTATCGTCAGTTAATAATCTAAAATGTGCAATTTGCCAAGATTTAAATTCATATTCCTTACTTTTCCAAATAAATTTAAGATCCTGTGGTTTAGGTTCTACATCAGTACTTTGTCTTTGTTTTATGGCAGAATATAAATCACCCTCCCAACGCTCAATTTCAATATTTGGTAATTGTTTTGCTGAAAGTACACCTTTTTCTTCATCAATATTTAGATAAATAAAATTGTCCCCATACTTGCAAGTGTTTCTTGTCCACATAGGGAGTGAAGTGTGGATATTAAGGTTGTTGTAGAATAAATTTTCAAGTTCTTTTTTAACTCTTTCACTTTCTGAATAAATGTTTAAAATTTTACCTTTGTTATTAACTGTGCAGGATTCTTCCATCATTATATCTAGTGCAGCACTTAATTCAGGATAGAATTCCATAGATTCAAAATCTGTATATGCGGCAATACGAGTGGTCTCATAAAATACTGCCTGTTGATACATTTCAGAATCAACCTTCAACCACTGATTATGTAAATACAATGACTGTTGTTTTTGAAGTTTTTCTAACTCATACTCTTCTTTACTTTGAGTTTTTAGTATTTCTCTCGTATCGAAATTATATTGAGTGGTTTGTTTAAGTTGGGGTTGTGGATCCCTAAAAATGTTACCTAAACGTTGCCAAATTGTTAAATTTTGTTGTGCCATTACAGTTTATACTTTATTAGTAAATATAATTCAAAATTTTAAATTTTAAACATTATTTTATTATCTACTACCACCAAATAACCACCCATATTGTTGATAATCATTAGGTAAGTTACTTCTTTCGTTTATTTGGGGTGGGGGTAAAGTAGATTGATTATTTTCTTTGGTTTGAATAAATGTACCCGAATTAGTAGGGGTAGAAGAAACCCAACTACCTAACATAGCCCTTGTTTGATTATTAGCTTTTTCTAAATTTTTAAATGAATGTTGTAAAACAAATAAACACATCGCAATTGACATTATACAATCATCGTGATAACCTTTCATGTGATCAGGTCTACCATTTATGTAAATAAATGTTTTCATTTCTGAAATAACCCTGTGAGATCTGACTTTAAATTCACCCGTTCTTACAACTTTTTCAAATTCAGCGACCATATTTAGTCGATATGCACCTACGTTAAAACCTGGTATTTTATTTTCATTTGATTTAAATTTACTTATATCTTTTCTATTGGATAATATCCTACTCCTTGGGTCATCAAAGTGTAAAAATTTATATTCCATTTCCATTAATTTTAAAACGGTAGTTACTCCCATACCACCTGTTATATCAACAACTGTGTACGAATTGTATCTATTACCATATTCAAAAACTAATTCGGCAAGTAAATCAGGTTGTATTTTTCCTGTCCACTCCAAAACCTGTTCCATAGTATCCGTGTTGATAATTTCAATTACAGAAAAATCCTCGGAGTCTCCTCTTGATACGTCAACACCCATTATATATTTTTGACCATTTATTGGTTCTTCCCAAATCCAACATTCCTCACCCGCACCTTCAAATCTTATCGGAAATTTAACATTTTCTTTTTCTTGATATTCTATATGTTCTTCATCAATTACATTACCACCAGACCCAATGAAAGAACAATCTAATTCTTGTGCAATTAATTTCAAATTTCCATTATAGTTAGAACACATTTCTTCATACCACTCAGAAGTAGGTTTATAACCATCATCGATCATTTTTTTATAACTTTCAATGGTAAAGTCTTTTTCAATTTTTTCTTTTTCACCGTCTTTCAACCATCGTAAACCCTTATTGTATCTTGGATCTTCATACCAAAACATTTCAATAACTTTAAATTTATTTTTACCTGTTCTTGCATTATCGTAAACTTTATAATATAAAGGATCTAACCCATTGGGTGTTGAGTTAAGTATAATTTTACCGCCAGTACTCATAGCAGCAAGTGCGGCACCAAAAGTTTCAGCACCATCATCAATGTGGGCAGCTTCATCCATCACTAACATTGTGGGAGTATATCCACGTAATGCATCTTTAGAAGTTGCAAGTGCCTTTAGTTGACATCTGTTTGGTAATATTAAGTGTTTTTTAGAATCAGTTAAATAAATTGTTTTTGTTGGATCGTCGACATATTCTTGACCCCATACCCACCTCGGTATTTGATTTAAAAATTCTTTTACTTTTTGTAAAAATTCTTGTGCAGTTTCTTGTTTGTTTGCTAAAATAAGAATTTTTTCGGGTTTTTCAGGATCACCATGAAAAGAAACTTTAATAGTAAAAAAGGCGGCAAGTGTAGTAGACATACCGGCCTGTCTATATTTAGAAACTAAATTATATCTATTTTTTTCAAATGATAGTATGGACTCTATTTGTCTTGGAAACAATTTGAATGGTACATATTTTTCTTGCGTTTGGTCAAAAGTTTCTAAATAAGTTGCAATTGCATATGGGATGTCAACTAAACATTTGGCAAATTCATGTAATTGTTCTGCTTTTGATATCATAATTTCAATATAAACAAAAAATGGGATATTTCTATCCCATTTTTAAATAAATTATTTAATTTTTATAAATTATCTTCGTTAGGATTTCTCGGTTTTAACATATCTCTAATTTGTCTCATAAAGTCATCTTCCACTTCTTTAGAACTTTTTTCTTTTTCTGCCTTTTTTCTTTCATATTCGGATTGATCATACTTGTCGGCTACGATATCCTGTTTTATTTCTCCCGCTAATTTGGCCAATTCTCTTTTACCTTTTTGTGTACCTCCCAATAATTCTTTCATAAATGAATTAAATTCATTAGTTGGCATTTTTATTATTTCTTGATAAAGATAATGTTTAACATCCCAAGAGCTCTCATCAATCGACTCTAAAAATTTTTCCCAAATGCCAGGACCCAATCTTAAATCCCAATTCTCACCCATAACAAAATCAGTTTTACTTAAAACATATTCTCTGACTTTTGGATTTTCTGGTAATGAAGGTAGAGACATAACTTCCATAACACCTTTAATTAATTCATGTACTACTACAGGAAATATTAAACCTTCGCCACGCACATAATGTTTTTTTTCTTTTGACTCTTCCTCAGTTTCTTCTCTAGGATCTTTTTCATCGCCAGTAACTCCGGTAGTAACTTTACCTACCTTAGTTTGTTCTATCACTTGTCTTATGGTATCATCATCAATCATCCAATACTGATAATCACCAATTGACATTACTAAACCATATAAATTAATTAACCTTGGATCAATTCTATTTAATTCCGATTCAACCAAATGAAACATATAGTGTCCTTTTTTAGAAGCACCTTGTATCATTGCATTAACTAAACGTCTTTTTTTGACTTCACCTTCAACACCTTCCATATCCTCAACATCTTCAGGTTCGTATTCATCTTCAGGCTCATCTATTTTCATGTCCCCAATATCAGGAGTTTCACCCATTTCAGGTATTAAATCAATCTCATCTTTTAATCCAAACTCTTTCTTAACTAATTTAATTGCAATTTTTTCTAATTCTTCTTTATGTTCTTTTTCGATTGATAAAACAGTTTTTAGTGCATTTAATGCTTGCATTAAAACTCCTTGATCTATTGTTTCTTTACCACTATATCTTTTTACTTTACTCACAACATCTTGAAATCTTTGCGACGCAAGTTTTTCTTCAAAACTTTGACCACCAGTAGTAGGTGGAAATGCGGGATGACCACCTAAACTATGTGATCCTGTAGATAATGATCTTTCCAAGCTAGGGTGCATTCTTTCGGGATGTTGTGGATCATAACTAACTGCCCTTTCATTTAAAAATTCTTTTTTTGTTAATATTTTTTTCATTTTAGTTTAGATACAAATTGTTTAAAATTTCCTTTTTTTATTTTTGGGTTTACTTCAGAATCCATAATTATTCTTTCTATATACTCTTCTAATTTTTGTAAATCTTCATCCATTCTATATTGTTTTTTAACATCCATCACACATTTTTCATATTTTTCCATATCCTCTCTACCAACAGAAGATGTACATATCGCCCAAGGATTTTTTTTCTTTTTAGAAATTTTTTTATTTTTAGTCTCGTCAGTATTAACATTTAGTTGGTAAACACCAGGTTTTAATGTTTTAGGATCTACAGGTACTTGTGGAGTTTGTTTAGTATATTTGCCGTCTCTTTTACTTAAATTTATGTTTATTGGGGCAGTTTGTTCATTTAAAATTTTAACAAATTTCTTTGCATAAATTTTTAATGATTCTTCCATAGTCATATCATATCCACACTCATCACAAACTTTAATATCTTTTTCCAAAATGTGACCACAATTAGAACATTCCTTTTTATCTATTAAAAGTTTTTCTTTATTTTTCTTTTTCATTTTTTTAATCCTTTTAAAGTCTTAGCTAAGTTTATTTTTCTAAGTTTAAGTAAATCTCCTTTAGGTAATCCTTGAATACCTTTCTTTTTTGGATCTTTATCTTTCTTTTTTAACTTAGACATTTCTTTATCTAAATCAGATTTGTCAATTTTTTCTTTTTCACTTTTACCCATTGATTTTTTTAAAGAGCCGGGTTTTTTAATTGCCTTTTGAATCCATTTTTCACTTTTAGTTTCATTAACAATTTTTTCTATCATACTAATCAATTCTGATTCAGTTAATCTAATCGTTTTTTTCATTTTATATTTTTTTCATAATTATTATTATAATTTATAATTAAATCTTTGGCATACAATTTAGACTCAACATCTTTTATTTCATCTCCAAAATGAAAATATAATCTTTCTTCAGGATATTCTTCGTAACCTTCAATATTTTCCCAAGACATAGAAATTAAACCATCTACTGCGTCCCAAAAAGAAAAACTTGTACTATTTTGTATTAAATCAAAATTAATTGTAGTGATCAATGTTCCTACTTTGTTAATTAGTTCTTTATTAGGTGGAGAAGGCATACCATTTGCCGGATAAGAATCCCAATCCTCACCATCTACATCTTCAGTAGAATTGGAAAAGATGAACTCGTATATGAATTCATCTTGCCAATTTTTACCTATTTTATTTATAAATACTAATTTCATTTTTTGACTCTATACTTTTTTATGATGCTCTCAAAAGTTAAATCTTTCTCATTAACACCCATTTTTTTTCCTGCCTTTGGTTGTGGATATTTGTCCGGTATTGGAGGGTTAAAAGGATTTTGTCTTCTTGGTGTTGGGGGACTTAATGGCTCATCAACATTTGGTTCCATAACATCGGGTTCTGTTGTGTATGGCTCGGTGATATCAGGATCACTATGATTTCCTTTACCATAAACTTCTTTTGTAAATAATTCCATAATGTCCATTTCATCCATACCACCTAAATTTTCATCTTTACTGCTATGAAATTTTATATCGTCAGAATTTGCCTTTTTAGATCTAACTCTTTTGATCGCGTCTGATATTCTTTTTTTACGTTCTAATTCTTTATCTTCACTTTCATCGGAATCCATTTTATTGGCTAAATAACCACCCAATGCAGCACCAGCCGCTCTTGCCGCTAAACCTTGCCATTGTTCATCAGAGGATCCTTTTTTCTTTCTTGATCTTAACATTCTAAAATCTTCACTGTCCAATTTACCATTTTTATTAAGATCTAAATTTTTTTGACCACCAATTAATTTTTCATCCATATCAATCTCATATTTTTTAAATCTCAAAGGACTGTGAGATTTTGAGTGACTATGAATAGTATCTTCATCAAAGCCACCTCTAATCTTTTCAAAATTAAAAGGTTTTTTTAATTTGGTCATTCCATAATATTCATCCATCTCATATGATTCTTTCATCATAGATTCCATTCCTTTTTTCTTTTTGAATTTTCTGATGACATCCATTCTATCTTTTTTATCCATTTTATCAACGTGTAACGCCGATATAATAGAATTTATTACATATTTTTCTAATTTAGGGTCAACTTCAGACAACTCTCTTAATTTTTGACCCAATCTACCTGTAAGTTTTTGTATGTATTTTTTAGGATCTTCCTCATCGTCAACATCAATGTCATCATCAACATCCTCTTCACCACCGGGCAATTCTTCACCACCAGGTAATCCTTCTGCTTCAGGTGCAGTATCTGTGCCACCCATCTCACCACTATCAGGAGACGATGGTACATCTTCTACTGAAGGGATTTCAGGGCTCGATGAAGGTTCGGGACTTGGTTCAGGCATTGTTGGCTCTTCACTAGATTCTGCACTATCCGATGGAACTTTTAATTTATATTTTTTTTCCTTCATACCAGTTTCTTCATTTGAAGAATCTTCTGTATCTACACTATCTTGCTCAAATAAATTATAACCACCTTTAATTCCATACAATTCGTTTAATTGTTGAAATTTCATATTTAAATGTTTTAAAGCCTCTTCATATGAAGGATAAGATTCACTCATTTTATTTTTTATCCCACCAATATAATCTAATTCAGAAACTTTAAATTCTGATTTATCAGTAGTTTTAATAAAATATTTATGATTTTCTCTAATAATTGTATAAACTAAACCATTAGGTGCTTTTTTAATAAATTCTAAAGAAGCATTTATCACTGATTCATTGATTGGAGTTAATTTATCCATTAATTCTAATGTACGATTAAAAACTTCTCTACCTTTTAAGGTTTTTGGATTAATGTTTTGATTATTCATGATTTTTATATTTTTTTTAATTATATGGTGGATATTTTGTTACAGGTTTCCCTGTAATTATACTTACTGTTTGTGTCCCCGCAGTCCCTCCTAATTGAATTGTTCCATCACAAATATTAGGACAGGGACCCGATAATTCGACTAACAAAGCCAAAAGATCGGTAGTAGATCCAGTTATTTTACCTGTTGCTGCCATTTATTTTTAGTTTTTCTAAATAAATATTAAGAAATGTTTAAAAAAATAAAGATATTACAAACTAAATGCTTTGTCATAAGCCTTCGTTTGTAAGTCATAAAGTTTTTCAATATAACCTGTTCTTCGTAAAACTTTAAATATTAAATTTTCTTTTGAAAACTCCCCTTTAGATTCTAAACCCTCTTGACGCATATTTTTTATTTTTTCCTTTATTCTATCAATTTTTTTAACTAAATAACTATAATAACCCTTTTCGTAAAAAGATTCTAAACTATCAATTAAGTTCATAAAATCAGAAGCCTTTTTCTTTATAAATTCTTTATCCTCAATTTTTTGATCTTTACTTGGTTTGATTAACCATTTATTATGTAAAATAGAATATACTCCCGTTGAAAAATGTTTTTCTTTTCTATCTTGAAGATAAACTTCCACATTATACCCCAATATTTTAACATCATGTTCATCATTCCAAGTAGCTTTTTTCGAATTAAAGAAACCCTTTACCAACTCTTCATTTTTATCTACCTCAACAAAATCTAAAACGATGTGTAAATCAATATCAGAAAAATTAGACCAATTATAGTTGGCTAAACTACCTGTAAAAATTATATCTTTTATGTCGACAAAATCCAAATCCAAAGAGTCATAAAAATCGTCAGCCAAAACCAACAATCTTTGTCTTATTTTTGGTTTTAAAACGTAAATACCGTCTTTAATAAACCAAATTTTAGGATCTAAATGGTCTTTAATCTTAAAAGAAGACAAATCTACATCTTCAGGATTTAATATTTCATCTAAATTTATATCGCGAATCATAATATTTATAAATATGATTAAATTTGAAAATTTACTTAAAGAAATGGCAATAAATGAAACCGAAGAGATTTCAAAGGCCAAGAAACTATTAAAAGATACGTTAGATTATCTAGAAGATAAAGATAAAATTTTATTTATTACCACATCAAATAGATGGTCAGGTGATAACGAAATACCTAAATCCACTCAATTGGCACAATATTTGAAAAGTGAATTGGGTGATAAGGTTACTATTTTAGATGCTAGTAAATTAAAAATTTATAATTGTGAGGGTAATGTATCGACTAAAGATGGTAATAAGTGCGGTTTAAAAGAATCTGTATTAAAGGATAAAAAGAAAAATCCTTCAGGATACCATAGGTGTTGGGCTTCATTAAATCATAAAGATGATGAACTATGGAAAATTTCAAAAGAACTATTTGAATCTGATGCAATTATATTTTTTGTTTCAATCAGATGGGGTCAAACCAACGCTTTTTACCAAAAATTGATTGAAAGATTAGATTGGATAGAAAATAGACATACCACTTTAGGTGAAAATAACGTAATTAAAGACATTGATGCCGGTATAGTTGCAGTAGGTCAGAATTGGAATGGTGAAAATGTAATAGAAACCCAAAAACAAGTTTATAAATTTTATGGTTTTAATGTCCCTAAAGAACTTTCATGGAATTGGCAGTATACTAGCAATGTAAATGACGAAACTCAAAAATCCTACAAAAAGGCTAGTAAAGATTTTGAAAAAATTATAAAATAAATTTGTATATCTTAATTCTATTTTATATCTTTGTAGTGTTAATCTAAAAAAACAAAAAATGGGAATTTTAATTATTATTGCACTGATTTTTGGTTGGTATGTTATAAAGACATATAACAATGTTAAACCTTTAGATATATCGGTAAGTGAGTCCGAATCTAACATTCGCATTATACTTAAAAAACGAGAAGTTATTTTGGATAAACTTAACGATGTAGTCAATTCATATTCAAAATATGAAAAAAACATTGTCGAAAAACTATCTGATGACATGAAATCCAACCCAAACTCCACCATAAATCTTAATAGGTTATACGACGCATATCCCGAATTAAAATTAAATGAAACTTTTTCGGATCTAGTTGAAAGACTGTATCGCATTGAAACTGAACGTCAAGGGACTATAGAATATTATAATAGTAGAGTTAGATATTATAACGAGGCAGTAACTTCATTTCCTGCAATTATTGCCTGTTCAGTAATATCGTTTAAAGAAAAATCATTTTTTATTTAATTAAAACATATTTATCTATATGAGAACATTTGGTTTATACCTAAATAATGGTAACGATGAAATGATAAATAAAATTGAGTGTTCGGACATTCACGAGGCACAACAAATTTTTTGTCAATTAAAAAATTTACCATTATATGAATTATTAATAATATTTTGTATTAGAGAACTATAAAAATGAAAAAAAATGAATTAAGTAAATTAATAAGTAGAAAAAAAATCTTAAAAGAATCTTTAGACATAATTAATGAAGTTAGGTCTAGTATGGATGAAATTGGAGGATTTGATAATCCCGAATTAATGTCCCAGTATCATGGAAATTATTTTGACGATTTGACTAAATTATTTAATCATTTTGATGAACTATCAGATCCTTTGATGACATATATGTCACAATCGGCGATTGGTAATGAAATGGGTGATAGTAAAAAAATTTTAGAACATTACTATAATTTTATGTCCGCTTACTTAAATTACTTAGAAAAGTTAAATTCTAAGAAAGTTGTTAAAGTTAAGAAAAGTCCATTTGATGGACAAGGTAGTGGTTTTAGTATGAACGAAAATAAACGATAAGATTATTCTTTTACAATAATCTTATCGCTTTCTTTGTCTACTGTTAATTCAATTATTTCACCTTCTTTTATAGTGCCTTTTAATATTTCTTCTGCAATAACATCTTCGATATATTTTTGAATACATCTATTTAAAGGTCTTGCACCAAACTTATCATCATATCCTTTTTCTGATAAGAAATCTTTAACATTCTTATTGAATTTAATTTTATAACCAATTTCATTTATACGTTTTTCGATATTAACTAACTCTAAATCTACTATCTTTTTAAGATCCTTTTCATTTAATGAATTAAATATGATTATGTCGTCTAAACGATTTATAAATTCGGGTGCAAATTTCTTTTTAAGTTCTTTATCTATTACACTTTTTCTTTCCAATTCTAAACTCTCTGTTTTAGCCTTAGTTTGAAAACCTACACCTGCCCCAAAATCTTGTAATTGTCTGATCCCAATATTAGATGTCAAAATAATAAGGCAGTTTTTAAAATTTATTTTTCTACCTAAACTATCGGTCATATGACCTTCATCTAACATTTGTAATAATAAATTAAATACATCAGGATGTGCCTTTTCTATTTCATCAAACAATACTACCGAATATGGTCTTCTTCTTACTTTCTCAGTTAATTGTCCACCATCTTCATGACCAACATAACCCGGAGGCGAACCAATTAATCTACTTACATTAAATTTTTCTTGGAACTCTGACATATCAATTCTTATTAAAGATTCTTCAGAACCAAAAACATGATCAGCTAAGGTTTTTGCCAAAAATGTTTTACCAACACCCGTTGGACCTAAAAATAAAAATGTTGCCATTGGTTTATTGGGATTTTTAATCCCAACCCGACTTCTTCTAAGTGCTTTGGCAATTTTTTCAATTGCTTCTGTTTGACCAATTACTTTGTTGTCTAATATTTTTTCTAAATCTAAAAGTCTTTTGTTTTCTTTTAGAGATAATTTATTTAATGGTATTGATGTCATCATTGAAACAATTTCTGCAATATCGTCATCATCCACTAAAGATTTTCTTTTTGTTATGTCAATCTCCCAAAGTTTTTTCGCCTCTTCAAGATGTTCTTTTAACTGTTTTTCTTCATCTCTTAATTTCGCCGCCTCTTCATACTTTTGTGACTTAACAACATTAATTTTTTCTTCCTTAATTTTATTTAACCTATTTTCTATTTCGACAATTTCTTTAGAAGGTTTTAAATTTATTTGTGCCTTTGCGCCCGCCTCGTCTAAAATATCAATCGCCTTGTCAGGAAATTCACGATCAGTTATATATCTTTCGGCTAACCTTACACACTCTACTAAAGAATCTTCAGTATACTTAACTTTATGAAATTCTTCGTACTTATTTTTTATATTTTCTAATATGTGTAATGTTTCTTCTGCACTTGGCGGATTAACTAATACTTGTTGAAATCTACGAGTAAGTGCACCATCTTTTTCAATGTTAGTTCTAAACTCATCTAAGGTGGTTGCACCAATAACTTGTATTTCACCTCTTGATAATGCAGGTTTAAATATATTAGACGCATCCAAATTACCCTGACTATTACCCGCACCTACAATACTGTGTAATTCATCAATAAAAAGAATCACATCTTTATTTGCGGTTAATTCATCTAAAATACCTTTCATTCTTTCCTCAAACTGACCTCTATATTTTGTACCTGCAACAACAGAAGACATATCTAAGGAAAAAATTCTTTTATTCAATAAAAATCTAGGTGCCTTCCCTTCTTTAATTTTTTGAGCCAACCCATCTACTAATGATGTCTTACCACCGCCAGGGGGACCTATCAATACAGGATTATTTTTCTTTCTTCTACAAAGTATTTGTGCAACTCTTTGTATTTCTTTGTCTCTACCGATAATAGGGTCTAATTTTCCTTCCTCCGCCAATTTAGTAATGTCTTTTGAAAAATTGTCTAATATTGGAGTTTTGGATGAGGCACTAGAAGGTCTTTTATGTTTTGGTTTTGATTCTTCGTTTTCATCATTTTCGTAAAAAGCCATATCTTTAATTTTTTGATAATTTTTTAATATTAGATCATAATGTAAACCATTATTTTCAAATGTATTTTTAATTGTGGGTATATTTTTTATCGCCGATAAAATTAAATGTATGGGACCGATGAAATCATCTTTTAATTTATCACACTCTTCATCCGACTTAATTAATATTTTTTTTGTTTCTTCACTTAACGGAATTGTATTATAAATGTTTTCAACTCTAGGTGTTAAATTTTCTTTATTAATCCTCTCTAAGTCATTTAATATATTTTTAATTTTTATATTAAATTTTTTAAATAATTTAGTTGTAAAATTTTCTTCTTTTAAAATTGATGTGATCAGATGTTCAGGTCTGATTTTCACATCGTTAAAGAATTTTGCTTCCTCATAACTTTGGTTAATAATTTTTTTAACTTGTGGTATTACTTTTCTCATAATTAAATAATATTATATTTTACAGAAAAAACAAGTTTTTATATAAATATCTGACTATTCGTTGTCTTTATTGTTTTTATTTTTTATATTTATAAAAAAATAAAAAAATTATGATACCAGGTGCACCAAAATACTCAAGAGTTGAAATAGTATTTAAAGAAAATGCAGGCAATAGAATTTTAAATGAAATTATTAATTCATCAAAAGAACCTATAGAAATATTTGAAGATTGTGGAGTTATGATTACGGGAGATTTTCTTTTAATAATTTTGGATAATGTAAGTGAAACTCCCGAATCAATTAAATATACAAAAACGCATATATTTCCTTTAACTCAAATTGAATATTATAAAATTTTTAATTTCTAATACTATGTTACTACAAAGCATTCAAGATCAAGAGGGTAAAATATCGAGTCTATATGATTCGTCAAATGTTATAGCATCAAAATACGACCCCAAAGAAAGAAAATTCGTTATCATATTTGGTGGTGGGGGTCAATATTTATATGAAAATGTCACAAAACACACTTTTGATGAATTTCAAAATTCAAAAAGTCAGGGAAGTGCCATTCATTCGATAATTAAAAAACATCACACAAAAAAAATTGGTAATGTCGATATTAGTGCAATTATTGAAGATATTGAAAGGTTAAAAAATGAAAAATAAAATTTTAATATTTTTTTTATTGTTTTTTTCAACGTTAACAAAAGGTCAAACATTGTACGTTGCTGACAGTATGGAAAATCCTGCCTCTTGGAGAGGAGTTTCTTCTATGGTTAATTCTATGTTTATTGGTGGGTTATCCTCATCAATCGATAACCCACCTAATTATCCAATGTATTCATCATATGATAGTTGTTATATGATCAAAGGTACTGGAACGGGATCTTCAACTATCGAAAGAGATACATTTACATATTCAAATCTTCCCGTAGTACCCGGTAAAACTTACGAAATAAGATATAAAGTGGCGTCATTCGGATTAAATTATTCAGTACAAACTGCGGCTGGAGTAGATGGTGGGGATACTATTGAGTTTCAATTTAGGTTGGCTAATTCAACTTGGTTCAGAGATGCTCGAATTATAGGTAACAATAATTCAATGTGGAGTTTCGATGGAGCAATCGGTACAAATGTTAAACTCAACATATTTAGAAATTCCGGTACCGTTCCCAATATCTATGTTAGTAATCCTACTAATCCAATTACTAATATGACTATACGATTAACCCCAGGAACATATTCGACAATTCAACTTAGATTTGTTACTGCAATAAACGGAAGCGGAGAAACATGGATGATAGATGATGTTGAAGTATGGGATGTTACTCCGGTTTTACCAATAGAATTAATCGAATTTAACGGTAAATACTATAATAGTGGGTTAAAATTATATTGGAGTACGGCATCTGAAATTAATAACGATTACTTTATCTTATATAAATCATTCGATGGAACTAATTTCCAGGAAGTAACAAAAATCAAAGGTAGAGGTAACTCAAACACAATGGTCAAATATGAATATGTTGATCACGATTTATGTGA